ATCGCCACCGTGTCATCGGCAGGGTGGAAGATGCCCGTGTTCGTGTCGCCCGTGTTCGTGATCGACGGGGCAGACGCGGAACCGTCAGGGAACTGAGCGACGCCAGTAAATGTAGGGTTAGCGCTTAGAGCGTACGCGCTCGCCGTGAACGTCGGGACATCAGAATCCGTGTCCACCCACAACGTTCCGTTATCGGGGTTAAGTGGTTGAGTAGGAGACATCTCCACGGTCGCGCCACCGGAAGCCTCCGCCCAAATCAGGCCCTGCGCCCCTGCGGAAGAGGAAGTCAGGACATAACCCTGCGCGCCTTTGCCTAGGCGGGTAACGCTTGCGGAGCCTGCGCCAACGATGAGATCACCAGCCGTCGTCACGACAGACGCGGCGACCCTGCCAGCAACCGTGGAATCGAGAGCGGTGAATCGTGCCGCTACCGTGGACGCTGACGCGCCAGAAGGATCAGTACCTAGTTCCTCCTGCACCGCCTCCATAGCGGCTTCTATGTCGTCGTGACGCTCACTATGGGTACGCCCTGTGCTGTCCTCATCGCCCAGATTTGTCGGGGATGCTTCTGCGAAGTTGTCTAGCGCACCGGGGTAGTTGCTTGTTCCTGCCACGGTCTACTCCTTCGGGACGCAAGTATGGGTGAAGTCCGCGCCGCAGATACCGCATCCGATGCGTTGAAGTACCCCATCCAGGCTGGGAGCGTCAAACCAGAGCCCCTCGTTCGCGCAACCCTGCGTGTCGCAGTAGCCGTGATAGTCGAAAGTAATCATCCCGTGGCACTCCCAGACGCGTACTGAGTAGCGATAAAGAAGCCTAGAGCCTCAGTCATGTTTCCACCTCCAGCGATAGACGCCGCAGGACCCGCGTTCATTAAGAAGAAAGTGACCGCCGAAGCCGTAACACTAGTGACAGACCACTTAGCGTATTCGGCTCGCGTACCTGCGGCTCCATCTCGCGTTTGCGCCACAACCACGGGAGGAACGGAGAATCTGCCTGCCGGGAACGTCACCGTCGCTGCGCCTCCCGTCGCCCCTGATGTGTACGGGGCAATCGCCAGTCCGCTGAATGAGGCAGTCAGGACCGCCATCGCGTGCGGGATCTCAGTCCCGGCAACGCTAGTCCAGGATGCCCCGTTGTAAACCTCGACCGCGTTAGTGGAATCCAGGTAACTCATCATGCCCTCGGACGGGGAAGGCAGAGCAGTCGCGCGCGTCGCGGAAGATGAGAACCTCATAACCGCCTGATCCATCAGATACGAGTTAACGTCAGACGCGGTAAGTATGTCACCCGCGACAAACGTCTTTCTACCCGCGCCAGCCATGAGTCCTCACAATCCCAGAACGTTCGTGTTCAGAATACCGTAGTCGGTCGAATCCAGTTCGAATGGGAAGTAGGTGATCCGCTCGAACTGGAATGTCATTTGGTGCCGTGATGGGGATACTTCGTGCGAGATACCCTCAATCGTTAGGTACTGGTCGATAGGGGCACCGATACCGTTCGGCGTGAACCTGACGCGGACCACATCCCCAAAGTCCAAGCCAAGCAGACCAGTCTTGTTCGGGCTGTTACCCACATCCACCCCGACGCTGCGAATACGAACTTGCGGCGTGCCGTAACGGTTCACTAGGTATTCCGCCATTGGAGCCAACTGATCGTCCGCAGCAAACAGAAGACCCGTCCGTGACAAGGTGGAAACACCGAACGCCGCTTGGCTTACCGTGTCATCTGCTGCTGCGGTCGTCGCGCTGCCCTCTCGCCCGATGACTACGCGGTTATGGAGAGTCTCTGTTCCGTACTCCACACCGATATCGTTGAACGGGATGTAGGTCCCAGAGATGGCATCGAACGCATACGCAACAGTTAGCGAGTCATACTCCACCGTGAGGCTGTCATATGGCGTATCTATGCCTTCATTCCCGTTAGTGAAGACGAAACCTGTGTATGCCCCGGATGGTGTGTTACTGCTGTTGAAGGTGAGGACGCCATCTGATGCGACGAACAACGCGCCAGCATCCGTCTCCTCCACTATCTGCAGATAGTTCAAGGCTCCGGTGCCTTCATCCACCGTATCCAGTTGCAACTGCTGCGTCCCGGTCGCGATATCGCGTGCGCCAGCAGGCCACGCAATTTCAGGCCGATCCAGTACCTCGGTGATACGCGGACCCGGTAATGTCGCTGAGGCTGTGAAACCAGCGAGTTCAGAAGATGCCAGCAGCGTGAAACCATCCACGCACAACGCGGTCGCGATACTGTCTCGGTTCAGGGAGTAATCCAGGTTCCAGTCTTCGACCAGCCCGACGAACAGGAAGTTCACACCATCCGTGATCTGGATGGGGCGACGCGGCTGGATCTGTCCAGCGTATGGTGATCCTGCATACTCTGGATCGAACACTCTCTGCGTATTGTCCAGAGCGACCGTCGCGGTCCCCGTCTGGAACTTATCCAGCCTGCGCGACCTTCCCCTGCGAACAACGACTGAGCGAACGTATTGTGTTACGTCCTGGAAGAGGGTGCCGCCCAGCACATAAGTGGAATCCAACTCGCCCTGCACCGGATCATCCAGGGTGAAAAGCGTCGGATCACCAATCGCGGAAAGATCGAAGCCGATGCGGACGGTGAGTGACATTATGCGCTCGCAAACACGCGACCGTTAGAACGCTCGTATGCCTTGATCGCTTCCACAGTTACGCGCCCGATCTCGCGTGGATCACCGATACCAGCGTTAACCGTAATCTGATAGGTGTTATTCGTTGTGGCTGCTGCTGCGCCCGGTGCCGCGACAGGAACAGATACAGTCCCGACGTTCACGCCACTCGCGCTCGGGGAGAACGCTGCGCGGCTGCGCCCAGAACGTGCGCCAGCATCACGGACGGGAACCGTGGAATCGTAGACAGCCTGAACCGTGAGAGTCGCGGTGCGCGAAAGTGAACTAGCCAACTGATCCATGAGCCTGTTGAGTTTGTCGTAAACCTTCGGGTATTCCTTACGGAACCCTTCCAGCAGCCCAGCGCCAGCCTTTACGCCAGCCTCCGCGCTCTTCGCTGCTGTCCTGTTCAGCATCGTGAGGATCTTCTGTTCAATCTGTGCGGCGACAGCATCCATCTCAGCCTGCATTGCAGTAGCCTGCGCCTGCAACGCCGACTTCTCCGCGTTGTATGCGGCGTCAATGGCAGCGAGCGCGGACTTTCGTTCACTACGCAGGGTCTCCAACTGCTTACGCGCCGCTGCGAGTTCCTGATCACGGAGCGCGTTAGCGTCATCCAGCGCCTTCTGTGCCGCATCCCGCGCGATCTCCAGCGGCGTAACGATGGCCTGCTGCTGCGCGATACCGATGTCATGCCATTGTGCGGATGCGTACTTTCCGAAGTCCTCAGTCTCAGCGAGCAACTGCGCCTGTACCGCGTTAATCGCGGAGAGATCCTCCTGCGATCCAGCGGCGAGCGCGGCAGCAGCCTCACCAGCGCCAGCCACACCAGCAGATACGAAGTCCTGCACCAGCGCAGGATCCAGGCCACGCTGCATCAGCGTACGAATATTGCGAGAGAAGTCACGCACCGCTGCGAGGCGCTCTTCCAGCGTCTGCCGGATAGCAGCAGGACCGCCACCGACTTCCAGTTCACGCTCCAGCGTCACCGTGATTCCGTTAGCGAGGCGCTGCGTTTCCTTCACGATCTGCTTAGATGCGGATCGCGACTCAAAGGAAAGGCTGTTCACGAACGAACGGAAGCCTGATTTTATCTGCCCGACGAACTCGTCACGTTGGCTGATCAGGTTCTGCAGGACCGCGTTCTCCTTATCGAACGCTTCATTCGCACCCTTCAGCGCGGCTTCTAGGCCAGGTATCGCGGAAGCCCAGCGATCCTCAATCGCCTTGATGTTCTCTTCCGCTTTCTTCTCAGCCGCATCATAGAAAGCGTTAGTATCAGCAATCGACTTCTGATAATCCTTCTCTAGAGTCTCCAACTCCTGCATCACCGTGTCGTACTGCTCACGCAACTGCACCGCCTGCGAGGTCAATGCGCGGAGTTGCCCGATTGTCTTCTGCATCTCCGCACGGTTACGCGCAGCAGCCTTGGCCCCGACAATAGATGCATCGGTCAATACCGAATAAGCCTGCTCAACTTGATCGCGGATTGACAAGAACCCGTCGATAACACTATCTATGTCGGCTTCACTACCGAACATCTCAGAGATTTGTGATTTGCGACCGAACGGGCGAGCCACCAGTTCACCCAAGGAAGTGAACGCCTCTCCCGCATATTGAACCTTCTCGTTAATGCGGTCGATTGCTTCGCCGAGTTCTATCAACGCGGCAAGCGCTTGTTTATTGTCCTTGACAAACTTCTCCGCACCCTTAACGCCGAGTTGCGCTTCCAACGGCGTCTTAGTCGGAATGGAGCCGAAGATATCGTTGATCGCAGCAGCGACAGAACCACCACTCTCTCGAAACGAAGTGGCAAACGCTTCTGCCATACCCTTTGCCAGTTTCCCGCTCTCGCCCTTTGCCTTTGGGATAATGCTCGCGATAGCGCGGAACAACGTGGGGGACATACGTAGCCACCCCATAGCAACACCTAACACCATATTGTCGCCAGTTTGCGCGAATAGGCGAGACGGGGATTTCGATTCAACTGCGGCATCAGCGGCAGCCTTAGCCGCTGCCATTACACGCTCTACTGCAGCGATAACAATTGGGCTTGATTGATTAATGCCATATGCAGCGCCAGAGCCAATAGACTTACCAGTCAATTCACCGTTGTTGAACGCAGTCGGGCGCAAAGCAGTAGTCGCGGACTTAATAATTCCACCAAGTTCTGGCTCAAGAGTCAGTCCCAACTTCTCCTTAGCAGACTTGCTAGCCCCCTCTGCTAGTTGCTCCATAGCATCAGCAGTCATAGGCGCACCCGCCTTAACCGACTTATCAAATGCCTTCTCAACATCGCTCTTGAAGTCAGTATCGCCAATGGCTTGAGCCGCAGCACGCATAATGTCAGACACACTCGCGGGCAAACCATCCATTGCACCCAGGAAAGCCTCAATATCCTTCGGCTTAACTCCGCTAGCCTTAAGCGAGTTGACAATCTTGACCAACTCGCCTGTGAAAATTGCACGCTGGGTGGGCAAATCATCGCTCAATGATTGAGCAGCCTTAGCCGATGCCTCAAAAGCATTTACAACTTCACCACGGAATGACCTAGCCTTTGGCGTTTGGCCCATAAGGTTAGTCCCGAACTCAACGGATGCCGTTCCAATTTTCTCCAACGCTGCGGCTGCGGAATCAACTGCCGATATTTGCCCTGTTACAGAAAGCCAAGTTTCATACTCGGCCTTCATTGCATTAATCTCGTCAGCGGCTTCGTCGGCAGCCTCACCTACCCCGCCGATAGACATAGCAAGGCCTTGCGTCGGGCCTGCGGCTTCCCCTGCGGCAATCGCCGCTGCAACAGTCGCTGAAGTGGCGGCTGCTGTAGCCGCTGCCGCTGCTTGCTCAGCCTTATTTTTATCTTCTAGTTCAATGCGTGCTGCTTCAATAGCCTGCCGCTCCTCAAGCAACGCCTCTGACAATTGCCTAGATTCTGCACTTGAGATTTGGCCTTGTCGCGCAGCCTCAGCAATTTGCTCAACCATCGCATCGTACTCAGCAGTAGTCCCATGTACTGCGCGAGATACTTCATCCAATGACAACCCGGCTTGAGTCGCCAATTCCTCAAAAGACTTAGTGCCAATCCCGAGGAAGCCGCCTAGTTCCTTTTGCAACAAATTAAAAATTGCAACTTCTTGGCTAGCCTTAGTTGCGGCACCAGTAACTTGATCAAGCGCGTCCTTGTATTGCATCGCTCTTGCTTCGGCATCTGCGCTACGACTAGAGAAAACTTCAAATGCGACAGATAGGCCAATCATTGCCCACCCAATTGGCCCCAAAGACGCCATGAATCCCTTAATTGCAACGCCCATTGTGCGAAAAGCGCTCGCAACACCAACCGCCGCAGCCCTTGCTCCCGCAACTAATGCACCAAATTGTGTACGCGTTTTAATCATTTCTGCTTTAACCGTATTGCTAAAGCCAATGACCGACATTCGCATTTGAGAAAAAGAAGTGGCCAATGAAGTGCGTGCTTGCGCGGCCCCCGCAATTAATGCTTGACCCATTCTTGTACGAAGAATCAACAGTGCTGCGGCAGCAGCCATAATCGGGCCTGGAATCCCAGAAATTACTTTTGCTAGAAGATCAATTGCTGGAACCACTCCTTGAAGCAACTTGCCTAACAACGCTAATGCAGGAGCAAATACGGAACGCAACTCTCCGGCAATTGTCAAGATGCTTTTACCAATTGAGAGCAATTGCGGCAATAGTTCTTGGAAACCCTCTGCTAGTTGTGGCCCAAGGCTATCTTTTGCAGTATTAGCAAAGTCTTGCAACGACGGAATAATGTGAGTTTGAATAGCGCCAGCCACCGACTCGAACAATGGCAGCAACGCGAATCCTAGAGTCTCTTTAACCTCGCCCATTGATGCGCTAAGGCGAGTCATTGATGTTGCTGTCGCAGCAGCCGTGCCACCTACTTGCTTTTCGACCGCCCCCATAATGATTTCTTGAGCTTCGAAAAGACGGTTCGACTCAACAAGCGCCTTAATCTTTTCTTTCTCTTGCGCCGTGAAGGAAACGCCTTGGCGGCTCAACATGGTCAATCCGCGCAATGGGTCCTGCAAAGCGCGAGCAAGACTCCTAGCGTTACCCTCAACACTTCCGAACCCAGCGGCAGCAAGGTCTAGCGCGGCTGTAGTAGTTCTATCGAACATCCCTCCGGCTTCACCAGCGGATGAGGCAACATCCTTAAAGGTAAGAATGATTGCTTGACCAGCCTTGATTACCTCATCGTCTACGCCAGTTTGCTTCATCAATGTATCGGCGTACTCTGTAAGCCTTTGAGTGGAGCCGCCCAATTCGGTTTGTAGCAAACCCATCGAACGAGAAATTGCTTCGATACGGCGATCAGCCAATTGGCTTTCTTGTGCTGCAGCAACAGCCTCTGTTGCAAAATCCTTAAGGGCTGTGCCAGCATTAGCAATACCAAGAACAGCCGCCGTTCCAAATGCTGCGCCCACAACACCCTTGAGCATTGTGAAAGAGCCAGCGACTTGCTTTACGCCCTTTTGAACATCCTGCATGGAGGATGCTGCTTTACGAACACCTGTTTGTAGGCTTGTTGTATCGGCAACAAACTTTGCGGTAACGACAGTTTCGCTCATCGTTACCTACCTCTCTTGGCCTTCTTTGCCGCTTGCTCTTGCTCCCAAACGCGCAAATGCTCTAGTGCTATCCACTCAGTCAATTCTTGTGACGAGAGAGGACGGTGGCTTGGACCGCCATAAAGCAGTTCATCCACCGTCCTCCCAAGTCGTTGCGCTATTTCGAAGGCGAATCGTCGCTCGGGGTGTTGGAGGAATCTTTTCCCGCCGCGTCCTGCTCGTCCTTGCCGATGCCAGAAAGCCGAAGTCCGACATTAGCCAGTCGCTCAACTGCAGCGCTGGACTTTGCCAGGATTGCGTCCTTGTCTGCCGGGGTGAAAATCGGCTCGGTGCTTGTAGGGTCAAACGCGCATGCCACGACAACATCTGGGTAAACGATGCTCATGTTCACTTGCTGAGTTGCCTGGTCAAACGCGTTTTGCATGAGAGTGATTCGATCACCCGCGCTCATCCCGCGAACAAGAATGTCAACTCCCCATTCGGGGATAGAGACAACCTCTGAGGGAATGTCCTGAGCAGCGAGGATCTTGTCACGCAAACCAGCCATTACTGTTTCCTTTCGATTGGCCCACTAAGGGAACGTGGAATTAACTGACCGTGCGTCAGAACGTAGAGCCAGTAATAGCGCCCGTGACCTGGAGTTCCAGCGAGTACGTCACGACATCACCAACGGGACTGGAAACCTCGTAGGAAGTGATGAGCGCCTCGCCCGTGAACTTCGGCTGCGCGGATGCGGAGCCAGCGGGACCATACTCAAAACTAATGGATGACACCGAACCGGACTTGAGGTTGGCGATGTTGCCTGCGATCTGCGTATCAACGGTGGAATCGAACATGCCGGAGAGCGAAATCGTGGCGTCACCAAGGCCCGTGATGTACGTCTTGTCGTTCTGTCCGAAAGCGGTGGTCTCCGCAGTCTCGATCTCACGAGGCATACTAATCTCGTTGAGCGTGTCGCTAATGTTCACCAAGGAACCGGTGGTTCCATCAAGGCGAAATTGGGCGTTCTTACCATGCTTGAAAGTGGGCATTACTATCTCCTTGCTGCCGAAACGTGATAGGTGATGGAGCCGGAGGTTCCGGCGAGGGTATGCGTTGCACGGAGATATTGATTTACCGTGCCTGTGCTGGTAATGCTCTCTCCCGTCGTGGTTGACGCGGAGACAACTGTGAATGTAACTAGATCAGCCCATGTTGCGTTATCCGCTGAGTGCTGAACCTTAATGGTGGAGTTCCCATCTCTAGTGTTAGCGGTCAAGTGGAGGTTGAACAAGCCACCGCCGCTACTACTACCCGCATCATTGATCCCGGTGAGGGATGCTGACGTTCCAGTATTTGTCAGGGCATTGAGAGCGCGACCTGAGAAAAGACCACCATCGGCTTGAACCTCCGCGCTAATGGCAACAACGTCGCCCACGGGGGATGAAACCTCATATGAGGTCAATTGCCCGTTAGCAATGATCGAGCGTGCGCCAGCGGTAGCGCCCTCAGGAAGCACTGTGAAAGTGTTATCTTCCTGTCCGATGGTTCCAGTAAGCACATCGTTAGATGCGTTAGCGGTTCCATCGAACAAGCCGCTAGTGGAGATCGTCCCATCGGCAAGACCAGTAATGTATGTCTTGTCGGTATCCGAAAACGTGGTTGTCTCAGCGGTTTCGATCTCTTGGCTTTGAGTAGCCTCATTGAGGAACGGACTCATATTCGTACCGTTAAGCAATACGACGGTGCGCTTGCCATGACGGAATGTAGGCATTACTTATCTCCCTTGTTAGGAGACTGTGGCTCACGGGATTTGGTGGGCTTCGGCGCATCTTGGTTGGGCAGCTCTGTAGTTGGCTCAATGATGCCTTGCTCTACCAACCAAGTAACACTTGATGCGGGAATGTCGTCCACAATGGCACCGGGTTCGGCACGCTTTCCTGCGTAATCAATGCCGACCACTACGCGGTGCTTCATCCCGCTCCTTAGGCATGGCAACCCCAGCCTCCGGGGGAACAAGTCCACGACGGGAGCGGGGCCACGGTGGACACGTTGCTACTTCTAGTTTACATGCAATAGCGAGTCTTTGAATGTCCTTTAACTGCGCCATTTTTTGCCCATTTGGGGATGATTTGGGCCCGAATCATTACCCCTTTTGGGGCCTTTCCCGGGGACCCCTAGGGGCCAAAAAACCTTTACAGCATAAGGGTTTTTTAGGTACTTGACCCTACAGCCTGAGCCTGCTAGACTCTACCCATAAGTGAATAGGGGTGGGGTTGAGGTTAGGTAAGGCCGAAACCGCGAAGCCATAGGTGCTAATGCAACTCAATGAAGATGCGAAGGACGTTGGGGCCGGGAGTGGTTCGCAGTGGTCAAGACACTAGCAGGTCGGCAAGTACCGGGACTCCTCATAAGACTCCTCCCCGTTGATGTTTGAGAATTGAATAGAGATGGATGACCTGCCAAGGAGTAGGCCACGCGACGCATGATGCAAGAAGATGCGCGGCAATTGGTGTAAAGCGGTGATGCTTGGGATTGCCAATTGTTACGGGAGCGGAAACAAGAGGAGTACGCAGGGCGTGGTGAAACTGCCTAGATTGAAGCAACGCACGGTGCAAAGCACCTAAGCCATTAGTAACGTAGCGAATTGTTAGTGGCAGCCGTCTAGTAGTAGCCAAGTAGCGCTTAAAGCGCGGGAGTCTGGTGGGGCTAGATGGTGGAAGCGCAATGTGGATGTCGATGGGCTGTAGTCCCCAAAGTAAAAAGTACCGGGGAGGCAAGGTTCCATATCAGCGATGTGCTGGGTATCGAGCATGAATGAGAGAGACGTTCCTTTAGTCATGCTTGGTGCGGAGGGCATCGCCTCCAATAACGAAAGGGCAACGTAATGGCAAGCAACAAGAAGATGTGCGACATGTTTGTTGTCGGTTGGAACATGCCCGGCTACTTGCCGGAGTCAGAGCCAGAGCGATTCCTTACTTGGATTGACGCCAAGATGCACCTAGCGATAACGCTTGATGATTGGTGCGAGGACGATTTGCAGTCAGTCGGTTGGGCACCAGCAACCGAGCAAGACGTTATCGCTTCGCAAATAGTCGATCGTTACGCCGAAGTGATCGACGCTGTCATTGCTAGCGATGGTCCGTCCTTCGCTATGGAGATTGCCGAGCAAAACGTTGTTGTTTGGATTGCACAGGAGGTTAAGTGATGTATTGGCGCAAAGAGCGTGACGATTACGGACGCACGGTGCATGCTTTAAAAGCAGACACGGGACGCACGCTAGGGGTTGTCGTCAAGCACCCGCTATTGAAGAAGGGCGACCCGAACGCCTATTGGTACAACAGATGGGATGTGCCATTTGACACTCCCGTCGAAATCAAGATCAAGCACTTCACCAACCTCAAAGACGCTAAGACCGCTTTGGAAGGGGCAACAAAATGAAGGATGTAACAGAACGCACAGCGAAGTTCGAGTTCCGCGGCATTGAGTGCATTGCAAAAGTCACCTACACCGATTACCGCAAGAGCGATTGGGACCCACGGCAAATGAAATTCTTGCAGTTCCGTAAGGAGCAAGAGAAGAAGTCGCGTCTTTACTACGGTGAGGATGGAGTAATGGATAAGGCATATGGTGATCACCCGCCTTACTCCGTTAAGGGAGACGACCTTGCTAACGACAAAGCGTGGCGTAAATACAACAAGATGGAGTCCGATCTTGCGCGAGCAGCGATTGATGCTGTGTTCCCCGAGTTTGGGAAGTCGTTGTTCTCGCGTAAGGCTGGTTGCTCTTGCCCTTGCTCGCCCGGATTCATTAGCAAGTCGCTTGTTGGTGGACAGGGTTGGATTCGGGTGACGCTTGTTGAGTAGTCGAAACCGCCGTGAGGCGGTCGCGTGGAATTAGCCACCCACGCCTGATGAGACAGGCTTAACGAAAGGGCAACGTTATGCAGTCAAAAGTGTATGACCTTGGCACCATCCGGCTTGACGATGTGGCGCTGATCATTTCAGATGAAGTGCGTTACTACGAGCGAGCAATGTCCTACACGCATTACATCATCGACGACGAGTGCGTGCGATTGATCAATTACAATCGCCGTCGCATGACACGGCATCGTCTTATCGCTGCCCGTAAAGTTCAAGAAGCGTTGAATGATCCCGAGTCGCAGTACTACGACATGACGACGTTTGACGCAACGCGGCGTTTGGCAGAAGCAGCCGAGTGGTACGGGCGTTGCATCGAATTGGTAACGCACTTTGTCCATTTGGATAGGGAAGCGACAATTGCAAACATCAAGTTGGAGAACGCTCGCCGTGAGGCAAGGGGTTACGAAGACTAGCCGTTAGTCGAAACGCCGTGAGGCGTCGCGTAGACCTGACCACCTACGCCTGATGAGACAGGTCATAACAGAAAGGGCAACGTCATGGCTAGAACTAAGAAGGTAACGCAGCGTCAGGCTGATCGCGTGCTTCGTGCTGTCGCTGATTGGATGTACCAGCAGAACGGTTACACGCAGCCAATCCCTACTGGTGAGGATGCCGCATACAAGGGGCTTGGTCCGATGCTCAACATGACTTGGGATTGGCCTTCGTCTAGCCCAACGCCCACCGTCTTGCTTGAGGGTGGGCCGGAGGAGTGGGCGGTTCGTTGCTGCCAGTACGTTCAAGAGTTGATGGACGCTCGCAAGATTCCCGTGTTCGTTGAGCCGTACGCATCGTATGCGCTTTGCATCTACAGGGAGGACTAAGCAATGGCAAAAGCATGGGACGTTGTCGCATACACCGCGGACGGAGATATCTATTGCCCACGTTGCGCCGTTGTGCGTTACAGCACTTGGATTGAGAAGACCGACGTTCCAGACCATGAGGGCAACAACATCATGGCGGTTTTTGCTTCCGATCCACATAAAGGTGAAACATGCGGGGGTTGTCTTGCCCCGATCTACATTAGCGAAAGGGTTAGGTGATCGTGATGGACCGTGTAATGACACCGCGCGTTGCAGGATTGATCGACGCAGCGAAAGACCTTGTTGTGCAGGCTATGTATGAGGGGTCGCACATTCAACGACAAGAACCTGCGCCAGTTGAGGGTACTCCTTGGGATCGTCCCGACTTGCCTAATGGTGCGTTGGTGATGTTGGTGAACATCCAACACGACCTAGAGGTTTTGCTTGCCACTCATTTTGCAGGCCAAACCCCGGAGCGTCCCGGTACTTGGGTCGCAACGTGAACATCAACATTCGTTGGGTGCAATCGAAGCCTGAGGATTGGGTTGATTACCCAAGCGATTGCGCGAACTGCAATCGTCCAATGAACTGCCTTTACAAGCAAGAGAGTGGGGCTTACTTCTGCTCCACTTGCCATTACAAGAAGGAGGGGAAATGAACATCAAGGAGATTGGCGTGGGTTTCTTTACACGCCCAACTATTGATTCATTGCGTGAGTTGCTTGATCGGCTTGAGCGTGAGGGTTGGAGCGCCGACCAACAAATCCAAGTGATCCAGTTGGGGAACAAGCCGGAAGCGTTTGTCATCCAGGCTGTTGAGGAGTGGCTTGGTTCAAGTGAGCCACCCATTCGTCGCTACTAGTTCGAAACCTCGCTTCGGCGGGGTTGCATGGAATTGACCAACCATGCCTGACGAGATAGGTCATAGCGAAAGGGCAATGTGATGCTAGAAGAAAACAAGAAAGAACTGTACGCGTTAGTTCTTGCTCACATGGAACGTTACGGGCAAGACTTGACAGAGCATCGTATTTGGGATGCGCACGATGGTCGCCCAGATGGAACGCTAGTCACCAACGACAACCTTCACCTTTTCCGTCAATTCCGTAACACCATCAGCAGTTCGCCTCGCGTCATGGTGCATGCCGCATTGGAATCAAGAAATCAATTCGATGCCGTGTTCCCCGATCCCAACATTACGCCATATGACATCCCGAAGAAGGTGGAGCGATGAACGACGAGATTGTTAAGTACGACTTGACATTAGGTCGGCCTGTCAATGGCATTGAGATGATTGAGGTGCGACGTATCGCGCGACCATACATTGTTGACAAGGCAGGGCGTCGGCAATGGATGAAAGAACATTCGCAAGAGGACCGCGAGGTTCTAATGACAATCCCGTTCACCGACGTTCCTGCTTTGCTACAAGCAGTAGCGGAATGGGCGGCATGGCATATGTCGCCTACTCCATTGAAGGATTGATGATGATGATTGAGTTTCATTACGAAAATGATTATGGCGTCTCCGTTGTGTTCAAGTGGAATCGCAGCCAGACCATCAACCTCTACGTCAATGGTGTGGAGAGCGAGTCGTTCACGTTGCTCCATGCCGATGTGATGAAGGTGATGGAGTGGTGCGATGACATGGCAGACGATGTGATGACGCGGTTGGTCGATGAGTTGGGCGACCAAGCCTAGGAGGGGTCGTCCCCCATGGCGGTATGAGGTCATGGGGGATTCCCCCCTTGGGGCGATCTGGGCGATTCTGGGGGGTCAACATGGGGGGATGGGTACCATTATGGCCCCTATGGGGGTCTGCTCCCCCAACAACCCCCAGATTGCCCCTGAGGGGGAGGCCCATAGCCCGAATCATTTGGGGATGGGGTCCCGGCCCTATGGCCTTTGGTCGCTCAATTGCCGTGGCTATTGGCGTGGAATTGCTATTGGACAACACACCAAATGCCATTGAGCGTACAGTCGTTGGCTGCTACTTTCTTGCTATCGAAACCTTGCCCATGCAATTGGGCGGGTCCATCGGGGATCGCCTCCCGATGCTGAGGAGATAGGCGGCAGAAGAAAGGGGCAACATGCCTTGGTTGAACAAGCGATTCGTAGATGACATCGCCGGAGAGGTCGATGCTCTACGATCCAGCGTTGATCCAGTAACAAAGCAGTTTGTTGAGGGGTATGACCGTGCAGTCGGCAACCCCGACTACTTCCGCTTTAGGGGTAGGGGTGAGCAGATTGATCTCCCTATCGGTGAGGACGCCTACCCCTTGATGGAAAGTATCGCGCTTAACCGCGTGTCCTATTGGGATGACGCACTTGCTAGCGCACCCGACCCGATGCGCAAGGACATTTGCCGTCGGGGCATTAGGCGATCCAAGAAGGTAGCCGCACGATTCAAGAAGTGACGTTGGGTGTAGGCCTTACCTCAATTGGGGTAGGGCTTACACCGTCAATCGAAAGGGCAAGCAAATGTCAATGGATATGGGGCACTACTACGACAACGAGACAGACCGCTGCATCGACTGTGATTGCAGGCCGTGGGGTCGTTGGGCAAAACTCCCGTGCGGGATTGACCCTAAGACGGTTGATATCTCGCAAGGCAACGTGCAGGCGCATAGCGATGAGTTCTTCAAGGGGTTCATTGAGTACGCAATGATCAAGGCTGCGCTTGAGGGTGACAAGTGAGGGCACGTTACGGTGACGCAATCGTTGATATCAAGGAGGAATCGTGAGACTCACAAAACGCGGAGAGATCGTTCTAGCCACCGTCGCAACAATCGTCCTACTCGCAATGATGGGAATTGCCGGATGGGTGGAAGGAGGAATGCAGTGATTGATCCAGAAGACGATGACGACGATTACGGTGACGGCGTTGTTTACGTTTGACTAGGTCGAAACCCCGTGAGGGGTCCGGTACTGAATGGTGCCGCTGACGAGACCGTCAGATAACGAAAGGGTATGCAATGCCAGCAGCAGTAGAAACATTCAAGGACGGGAGCGCAGCGTTCTTTTCCAACCGCGTTGCTCCGTGGCACGCACTCGGCACCATTACTGACGGGGCGCAGACCGCAGAGGATGCGTTGCGTCTAGCGCAGTTGGATTGGGAGGTCATTAAGAGCGACGATCCCGTACAGGTCCCCGTTCTTACGCCAAGCGGCGTGCAAAGCGTTACGGTGCCAGATAAGTTCATGACATATCGCAATCACCCGAAGTTGGGATTGCAGGGTCTTGGTGTTGTGGGTTCTCAATACACCGTGATCCAGAACAAGGAAGCGTTCGACTTCCTTAACGGGTTGGTTGATGAGGGTGGGGCTGTGTTTGAGACAGCCGGGTCAATCTTTGACGGGCGACAGGTCTTTATGTCCATGAAGTTGCCGAACACGATTGAGTTGGCTGGTGGTCAAGACACGCTAGACCTTTACCTCATTGCGACTACATCCCACGATGGGACCAAGGCGTTCACCGTCTACTTGTCCTACGTTCGCCCGGTGTGCGCTAACACCGTGCAATGGGGGTTGTCGTCGGCGGTAGACCGTTGGTATCTCAAGCACACGACGGGCGTTACGGGCAAGGTTCATGTTGCTAGGGAAACGCTTGGTCTTGTGTTTAAGCACCAAGCCGATTTTGAGCGGGAAGTGCAGCGGCTTGTGTCCACGCCGATGACGAACAATGAGTTCGCCAAGTTCGTTGAGGTCATTGTGCCTTCGCCCAAGAGCCCGACGTTGCGGCAGGGAACGCGTATTGACACCGTGCGGGGAGAGTTGATGGGGCTTTGGAACGCTCCCACACAAGAGCCTGTCAAGAACACACGTTACGCAGCGTTCAATGCGGTAACGGAGTGGGTTGATTGGGTCAAGCCTGTCAAGGCTAAGAAGAAGGAAGCAGACGTTGTGCGTGCGCAACGCGTTTTCATTCCTCGTAGTGATGCGCTTAAGAAGCGCGCCCTCATGCTGCTCGCTAAGTAGCGGGTGATCGAAGTGGGGCAGGGATAGTTGCCCGTCCCTGCCCTGCCTCGGCTAACCGCTAGCCGGGAAGGGGTAATTGCAATGGAGTTCACGTTTTCATCGCCTAACGAGATTTACCCCGTAGGCGACAAGCGCTACAAGATAGTGCGGGAGACCAACCCTTGGCAAGACAGCGATCCGAAGGTTTGGTACACCGTTCGCATCAACATGTACGGCCCGTTCAATTACAGTTACATTCGCTCATTCCCTCGCGCTATTGAAGCGCTTGTGTGGGTTGAGAGCGACGCTAACGACACCAAGGTATTCATCCCCAACAAGGATGGGTTGTTTGAGTGTCGTTGGTGTGGGCTTGGCAAGGATTACCTAGAGTCGGCTCCCCCGTGGTGGTTCGGCTGCAACTTGTGTGAAACAGAGTTGGACAAGTTCCGGGTTGTCGATCCTTACTTGCCAAAGGTGACATATGGCGGCATTGATCCGTGGCTAACGTGACGCCAATCCTTAAGCAATACCAATGGCGTTGCGTCATATGCGGTCACAAGAGCAAGTCGTATCACCCGATATCCGCGTTCCAAGATCACTACGAAACACACCATTACGACAATCCAAAGATTCGACAGGCTAACCCTGTAGAATTAGATTTCGGGGAGGAGAAGTAATGTCCGATGACACCAAGCAAACATGGCACTTGTGGCGTGGGGCCACACCGTACACGCTCCTAGTTTTTCCACCTACTCGTTCTAGCAGGTGGGTAGTAGACATTCATAAGGGGCATGTAGACGTAGCCGATACTGCAACGTGGCTCAATACCGTGTTGCTAGATCGCGGCACGCACATTGTGGGCGATTGCTATGACGTTGCAGAGCAAGCATTAGGAGAGAGGAAGGAGGAGTAATGGTCGAGTATCTAACAGTCGGGGATGTGGCAGAGCGGCTTGGGGTTTCGCGTAGCACCATCACCGCGTACAAGGCAAGGAAGCAAATGCCTAAGCCTGATAAGCAGTACGGCAGGACCCCGCTATGGCGGGAATCAACAATCGAAAATTGGCGTAACACCAAGAAGGGGCAGTCAAATGAAACTCACTAACGAGCAGTACGAGAAGTTGCTTCAACCGCTTGCCGCTAACCGCGTGGCTAGCCGTAAGCAAGCCGGAATGAACTTGTCTTACCTAGAGGCTTGGGATGTAAAGGCTCATCTCATTCGCATCTTTGGGTTCGGAGGTTGGTCGGCTGACGTTATCTCCGCTGACCTAGCGTTTGAGGATAAGGATGAGAAGGGTCGCTGGAACGTGGGCTACAAGGTCGTGATGCGTTTGCGCATCCACACTTATGACGACTTTCTTGGAGAACCAACGTTCACAGAGGCAGCGGTTGGGTCGTCTACGCAATCGTCAAGGGGTGACGCGCACGACATGGCAATAAAGACTGCGGAGTCGGATGCTCTTAAGAGGGCGGCGATTAACCTTGGTACACAGTTCGGCCTCAGTCTTTACGACAATGGCAACAAGCGGGATGTTGTCGGGTACACGATGGTGGAGCCGGAGGGCTACGAGCAGCCGACAACGACTAGCGTTGAGCCTGAGTCGCAGCCTTCCACCCCTGTGCCTAATGATCTTGTGGCTAAGGTGGCAGAAGCCACGGACAAGGTCGCGCTTAAGGCCATTTGGGATTTGTGCGTTGCTAACGGGTGGCTTGACCAATCGCTCGACGGTGCCGAGATCAGCATGCGTAACGTGATCATTGATCGACTTGCTGAGATCGAGCCCCTTGTAGAGGCAGTTGACGAGTGACTGTCATCACCCCGGCGCAAGTGGAGCAAAAACTTGTGCAACTCTCGCGGGAATACGACGAAGCGCACAAGGAATTGGAGGAAGCGGAAATGGGTTACGCTTCTGCTAAGTCTTTGTGGGAAATCAATAGCGCAAGGGCGCGTCTTGGTATTGCTGCTCGCGCATTAGAGAACGGAAGGAAGATAACCGTTCAAGAGCGTGACGATGAGGCTCTAGTGCGTTGCCAAGACGAATTGGTTGCGCTCAACAATTCCGAAGCAATTGTGCGTGCGGCTCGCGCTAACGCTCAACGGCTGCGCACGCAGATAGACATTGCTCGGAGCGTTGGCACAGCCGTTCGCGCGGCCTTGGAATTGTGATGGGCGATATTGCTGACATTGTCGTCACATTGTTTGCATTAGGTATCGGTTATTGGCTCGGCTACACAAGTGAGAAATAAAAACTAGCGAAGGGGCAGCAATGCAGAAAGAATACTTCTTGTCTTTGCTTAATAAGCAAAAGAGGAGCAAGCGATCTAAGCAAAAGCGTATCGGGCCTAGCGAGATCGGCGGTTGCTCGCGCCGCCTATGGCATCGACTAAATGATACGCCAGAGACCAACCCCGACACGTTGGTCATGGCTGCTTGGATGGGTACTGCGATTCACACCGCGCTTGAGAACAGCATTCGGCGTGACGACCCATTTGGTGATCGGTACTTGCTAGAGCAACGATTGGAGTGGGAGGAGTTCAAGGGCCAGGTGGATTGCTTCGACAAGGAAGACCTTGAGGTTATCGACTGGAAGACAACGTCCAAGCGTAACCTCTCCGACTTCCCTAATGAGAAGCACATTGCTCAGGTCAATATGTACGGGTTCTTGCTAGAGAAGCATGGGCTTGAGGTCAAGAATGTGACGTTAGTTGGTATCCCGCGTGATGGGCATGAGACTGACGTTGTGTGGCATACAGAAGCCTACAATCGTGACGCAGCGTTGGAGTCGATAGCGCACGCTCGCAACGTGGCCTCGATGGTTGAGCCTCCCGCGCCCGAAATGTACAAGCGGTTTTGCCAAATGTTTTGCCCGTACTATGACGCGACTGAGCAAGTGGGTTGCCCTGGTAGAACGGGTCGATCATGAACTACACGCTTTGGGAATTGTGGGACGAGCCTGAGAAGAAACGTGACACTCATGCTTGCGCGGGTCCTAGTTGCCAGTATTGCGCGACGATGTACTTGTCGGCTGCGATGGATGCGTCATTGTCGTTGGCTAGTGATTGGCGATACAAGGCAGACTCTTGGTTTGTTGGTCTTCCGATCGGTGCTACCTTCACCAGCGAGGACTTGACTTCGGCTGTAGGTTTACCGTCAGGGGCAGAGGGAATGAATCGCAATAACGCAGTTGGGGCTTACCTACAGTCCCTCTCGCGCAGCAAGAAAATCAAGAAGGTTGATGTTGTTGCTTCACGTGCGCCGCGTTCTCATGGTGCAACGATTCTGCTTTGGCGAAAGTGCTATGACGCGGGGAAGCCCCAAGCCTCGGGGGGATGACTTGGGGCCTCTCACACACGAAAGGGCAATCGCATGACCGAGGATAGCAGAGTGGTCGCCGAAAGGGGACCTTTTGAGATGGTTCCGCATTGGTTGTTGCACGACCTAGAAGTAAATGCGCTAGCCATTCGGCTGTACCTAGTGTTACGTCAACATGCTAATGCTCAAGGTACTTGTTTCCCCAGTCGGCAACGCCTATGCGATTTGCTTGGCGTTTCGTTACCGACATTGGATAAAGCCCGTGAGCAATTGGTTCACGCCGGAGCATTGACGATACGCAAGAGAAAGGATGCTGCAAACCAATGGGCGTCGTCGTTGTATGTCGTACATTGGGAGAAGCAAGATTTTTATGCACGGGCTACCAAGTTTTTTGATGAGGGTCATCAAGAATCTTCTATACGAACTAATACCCACTTAACTAAGACAAGTACTACTACTCCACTACAGCAAACTAATTTGCCTACCGCTCCGGATGGGGCCAATGGTGTCGATTCCCACCCCGGCATGGGGGGCAAGGGGGACCTATGCCCCAGGCCCGATCTGGGCGATTCTGGGGGACCAGATATGGGGGAGGGTACCCATGGGGGGACTATGGGGGACCGACCCCCCAGCGGCCTTCAGATAGCCCCTGGGAGGGGGGTCGATATCCCCGATTCCCCGATCAACCCGACCCAAAAGGGGAGGCAAGGATGGACCGTAAATGGCACTCACCCCGCATCATTTGATGACTTTTGGCGTGCGTATCCACGGCGAGCAGGCAAGAAGGCTGCGCTACAAGCGTGGCTTGCTGCGATCCGTGAAGCCGATGCAGATTGCATCGTGGAAGCCGCAAGACGTTACTCAAATGATCCGAATAGAGAACCACGATTCACACCGCATCCCGCTACTTGGCTACGTCAAGGACGTTGGGATGATGAACCATTACCCTCGCGTTCGACTGGCGCAGCAGGCCAGCGACGAATGGACGCGTATCAAGATATCTATAACAAGATCAATCAACGAAAGGGCATCGAACAATGACAAAAGAATCTACTTGTCCATGTGGTGACAATTGCGAGAAAGTGTTAGCCGAATGTTGCGGGGAACACCAAAACAAGTGCGAAACCGTGGCCTACCAAGACTTTAGGTTGTGCCACGTTGACGAAGGGTGCACTACACCGAAGGGGGGACGTACTTATGAATGACAACGACATACTAGGGCTACTCATCTACGCAAATGAATTAGACGGGAGGCATGCCCCGAACGAAGCCAAGGTCTACGCATGGAAAGAAGTCCTAGATGATGCTGCCCCTGGGATGCCATTGGCTTTCGCTAAAGACGTTATCAAGCGTCACTATGGGCTTACCGACACGATGGTATCCCCGTCAATCCTTGTGAAAGCCTGGAATGACAATAGGCGCACAAGATCAGAGGCAGCCCTAGCGTTAGCCGGAAGTAACATCGAATCCCATTGTGGGATGAAGGACTGCCGATGTACGCACAATGAACCATGTTTCAAAGGATGGTTTGACAATAACGATAACACCACCACCCCGTGCCCCATATGTCGTAGATCATTATCTGAGGTCTTGCACAAATTATCTCCATTGGGCATGAGGACCTCGTACGAATACTCAATGATTAGGCAAAGGAATTACGAGGGGGTGGATCATGGATAACAAAGTGGAGCGTTGTAACGCCTGCGGCGGTTGGGTCCATTCGACACGCCGTTGCACGACATGCTTGATACTCGCACATCGAAACCGATAGCATCTTATTGTCGGGGTGGCGGTCCATCCAGGCAAAAGCGAATATGGGATAACGGTAGGGGCCAGGAGCCAGGAATCCCCTGGCCTTTACCTATTTCATCTCCAAATAATGATGCTACTGTTACCAAGTGGCCGTTAGTTTTTCGTTTGCGGTTGAGGGCACCCCGGTCCCGCAAGGCAGCATGAGTGTTTTCAATGGGCGCATCGTGCACCAAAAAAGCAAGCAACTCATGGCGTGGCGTAACGTAATCCATGCCGCTTGCCGTGATGTAATGCTTCCATTGGATGGGCCAGTCAAAGTGGAAGTGGACTTCATGCTTGCACAACCCAAAAGCACCAAGCGAACAACTCCATACGTTAAGCCAGACGTTGACAAACTAGCGCGCGCCGCCCTTGATGGACTCACGGGTGCAGCGTTCCACGACGATTGCCAAGTAATCGAATTGAGAGTGCGAAAAGAGTACGGGATGCCAGGTGCATTCTTCACGATTTGGGGCGTAGAGGAATGAAACAAGAACTACGCGAAGCGGTATTCGCTCGCGACACACATTGCGTTAAATGCGGTAAGGGCTTGTGTGAGCCTGTCGCGGTTCACCATCGCAAGTTAAAGAAGCAAGGCGGCAAAGACGAACTATGTAACCTGATTGCGCTTTGCTCCCCTTGCCACAACATTGCACCCGGATCAGTGCATCAAAATCCCCGCGTGAGTTATGAGCGCGGTTGGCTTGTTCCGTCGTGGGCAGACCCAGCGGAATGGCCTATTACGTTAGATGACGGTAGCCGAATCTGGCTAGACAACGAAGGATCAATTAGAAAAGAGGAGGGGCGGGCTAATGGCTGGTGAAGCCGCAATCTCGCTTGTCGGATATGTAAAGAAAGACCCCGAACTAAAGTTCATGCCAAACGGTGACGCGGTATGCAACCTCACGATCAAGGTCGTTCCGCGCAAGCGCGGCGAATCGGGATACAAGCCTGGTAAGGCTTCTTGGTATCGCGTTGCCGTATGGCGTAAGGCAGGGGAAGCAGTAGCAGAAAAGGTGAACCTTGACGATCAGGTAGTGGTCGTCGGCTCTTTGGAGATGGACGAGTATGAGAAAGATGGGGAGAAACGCGTTATCCCGAAGATCAACGCAGACGTTGTAGGGATTGTGCCGCAAATCGCAGAAACATCAGAAACATCAAGTAACGACGGGAGTCCTTGGTAATGAATAATGAGTTTCCTACGCATGTGTTCGTGGCACCGGCTAATTACACGCCGGAACCGACTATTGCCGTAACGCCAACGATTGTTGACCAGATGGATAGCATCGAGGTCGCTGCTTACCTTGGTATCACGACCAACAACCTTCGACAGATGGTCTTCAAGAAGAAGTTGCTTCCGTCAGGCAAGAACGGGCGACGGCTTGTGTTCAATAAGTCTGACGTTATTGCATTTGCGGAGGGCAGGAATAAGTGAGCGACGCGCTAAAGATCGAAAAGGTTAAGTGCGCTGCCCTAAAGACTGACCCGCAAAACGCTCGCAAGCATTCGGAGCGTAACATCAAGGTAATTGCTAGCAGCCTTGCATCGTTCGGGCAGCGACGACCCCTTGTCGTTTGGAACGACACCATTATCGCGGGTAATGGAACACTAGAGGCAGCACAGTCACTTGGCTGGACGGACGTTTTCATTACGCGCGTCCCCGCCGATTGGACAGAAGATCAAGCCCGAGCATTTGCGCTTGCCGATAATCGATCATCCGAACTTGGGGATTGGGATTCCGAACTCCTTGCTAGCCAGTTGATCGCTCTTAACGACACAGGTTTCGAGATTGAAGACATTGGCTTCTCCCTTGACCTTGACAATGATGACTACAACCCTTCCGGCTTCCTTGACGACATTGATCCTGGGGTTCCAAAGACTGACTCCGACTTCGGGGATAAGGACAAGTATTCGCTTCCGTACGGTTTTGATTCTGACCAACGCGAAGTAATCATTGCGGCGATCAATCATGCAAAGAAGTTGTATTCGATTGAGGCTCCGCAAGCCCTAACGCATATCGCTAAGTGCTACTTGGATTCTCCGTAGTAGGAAGGAGCCGAAGCCTCAATGGGAAAGATGATTCGCAAGAAAAAAGAAGTAGACCGTAACGTTTACGAAATGGCTAAAGAGCGAGTAGCGCACGCGTTCGACATTTTCGATGAGATCGTAGTGTCATTCTCAGGCGGTAAAGACTCAACTACCGTTTTGGAACTTGTGCTTGAAGAAGCAGAGAAGCGTGATCGTCTACCGCAACGCGTGGTCTTTTTCGATGAGGAAGCGATCCCTTGGCAAACGGTCGAATACGTTGAGCGACGTAGGCAAGATCCGCGTATCAAACTAGAGTGGTACTGCGTATCCTTGCCATGTCGTAACGCTTGTGCGCGGGATGAGTCATATTGGTACCCATGGAATCCTGACGAGAAGGACAAATGGGTTCGACCATTGCCGGAGCATGCAATCACTTCGCATCCGTTGATTGACGATTTGCCGTTAGAGAAGCGTCCCGGTTGGGCAACATTTGCAGACTTCCTTGGTAACGGAAAAGGATCAACGGCATTTGCGCTTGGTATCCGCGCTGATGAGTCGCTTGGTCGATACATGCAAGTGGCTAAGCGAGAGAAAGATAATTGGATCATCAACCTTCGGCCCGGCGTAGCCAAGGTTCTTCCGATCTATGACTTCCGCACCGAAGATGTGTGGACTGCGCCTGCCATGTTTGGTTGGGATTACAATCGCGCCTACGACATTCTTGAAATGCTCGGCATTAGCCCGTCGCAACAGCGTTGCGCCCCGCCATACGGCGAGGAGCCGATGCAGAAACTTTGGGTGTTTCGTGAGGGATTCCCTGAGATTTGGGACAAGATGGTTTACCGCGTTCCCGGCGCAGCAACAGCGGCGCGTTACTCCAATACAGAGTTGTATGCGTTCAATGATCGCCTTGAGAAGCCTGTCGATATCTCGTGGAAGGACTACATCTACGAGTTGGCTGGCGGGTTGGAGGAAAAGTCTCGCGGTAAGGCTATCTACACAATTCGCACCATGATTAATGGTCACTACAAGGCTGTATCTACTCCGATCATGGAAGATAGCGCGCACCCTCGCGGCGGCGTGACTTGGCAAATCATTGGGAAGATCGCCATGCGAGGAGACGACAAGGGAAGGAAAGCGCAAATGGCGCGGCACTTCTCCGACCCAAGCAAGCCAGACTTTGAGCCAATGCTCAAGAAGTACAACAATGAACTAGACAATGTGACCAGGGCTGGACGGCTTTGGGAGTTTGAGTTGGAGAATAATAATGGGGAAGCCTGACGATCATCCTTTGTCTAAAGTTGAATGGGTTGATCCAAAAAAGTTGAGGGCAAATAACTACAATCCGAACAAGGTCGCACCGCCCGAAATGAAATTGCTCAAGTTGAGCATTATGGAAAACGGTTGGACGCAGCCAATTGTGGCGCACCCGGACGGCGAGATCGTTGACGGGTTCCATCGTTGGACACTAGCGTCGCAGGATAAGCAAGTTGCTGCGCTCGCTGGTGGGCTTTGCCCCGTAGTGCGATTGAAGATTAACGAGAGCGATTCGCGTCTTGCGACAATTCGCCACAATCGCGCACGCGGCTCGCATTACGTCGTTCAAATGTCCAATATTGTTATTGATCTTTTGGAGGCTGGACTGTCGGAAGATGAAATCAGCAAGCGACTTGGCATGGAACCTGAGGAGGTTCTGCGCCTAAAGATGCGAGGAGATTCCATTGCGCGCAAAGCCAAGAAAGACTTCAACAACGGCTGGGTACCTGGGGATAAGTAAGGCTCTTGTTCTTGTGACAGCCTTTGTCCTGGCTTCCCTAACGGGGGTTCATTCCCCTGCTTCCGCTGGGGAGTGTCGAACCGTGAAGATTCTTCACAATGCTGGTTTCACGGGAAACAAATTGCAAATTGCATACGGGATCGTGATGCGAGAGAGCAAGGGACAAAACCTGTCCGAAAGTAGTCCATGGTTCAGCGGAGCGTTAGGTTACTGGCAAGTGCAAACGTCAGCGCACTCGCATAACAAGTGGTGGTCTCGCGCCGCGATGCTCAATCCGTTACGGCAAAGCCAAATTGTCTACAAGTACATGAGCAAGAAGGGGACGTATTGGCGACCGTGGGGATTGAGCGGCGACGGTAAATCAATGGACACAACCCAATACGGTGCATGGTCAGGTTGGCAGCATTACAATTGGATTTGGTTGCCTTACATTCGTTACTACAATTCTTTCCCGAAGTGCAAACTAACTTAATAAGGAGTAGCAATGCCTGACGTTAGCAACAACGAAAACTCACTCATCATCACGAACATCTTTGAGTTGCAACATAAGATTCTTGATGAGGGCGTTCAGGTTTGGGGTGCCCCAGCAATTGGCGTCCCGCTTCACACTAACGGTAACCTTGGCGTTGATTTACTCCGAGTCGAAGCCGGGGACTCATTCCCGATTCACACGCATCCTGGCGATCATCTTTTGCTTTGCGTCGCAGGGACAGGATCAATCTCAATTGGGCGACGTACCTACGAGGTAAAGCCCGGCGATCTTTACATGGTGCCCGGACTGATCCCGCATGCTGTTGGCGCAGGCGATAATGAGTTCCATGTGCTTGCGGCTTTCGGTTCTCCGCATAAGCCCGTCGCGTCGCCCGAGCGTATGACGCTCGTTGATTGGGACGGTAGCGTCGTTTCCTCTGCGAAGTTTGCTTAGCATGGGTACGCTCTACAATCCGCGTACGGGTAAGCCTCGCGGGGAAAGCTATGAAACTTCATCCGTTGAGTTGGGTGACGCAATTAGTAGAGCAAGAAATGCGGCTAAGACTTGGGCTGAAAAAACCCCAGCGGAAAGGGCGTTGGCTCTAACGCATTTCACGCAAGCCTTGTACGTTAAGCGCGGGGTTCTTGCCGACCTTGAGTGTCTTGGCACTGGGAAGCCGAGGTCGCAGGCGCTTGCGGAAGTAGAAGGTGCTATTGACGTTATTCGATTCTATGCGGGTGCTGCTCGCGTTGCCACTGCGCCTTCCGCTGGCAAATACATAGACGGTTACTTCTCATCTGTTGTGTTGGAGCCACTTGGCACAATCGGTGTTATCTTGCCGTGGAACTATCCAATGATGATGCTTGCTTGGCGTCTTGGCCCGATCCTTGCGGTTGGTAATACTGCCGTTGTGAAGCCTGCTTATGAGACTCCCGAAACCGCTGTTGAGGTTGCGCGCGTGGCTCGTTGCTATCTCGGAGAGGGAATCGTTGAGGTTGTTCCCGGCAGCGATTCCGTTGGTAAAAGACTTGCAGTGACTCGCGCATTAGACGGGTTGGCTTTCACAGGTTCTGTTTCCGCAGGGTATTCGGTTGCTGCGGCAGCTGGTATCAAGCCAGTATCACTTGAGTTGGGTGGTAACGGCGCGGCTGTCGTTTTGCCCGACGCCCCACTAGATACAGCGCGCATCCTTGTAGATGCATCTACATACAACGCTGGACAATCGTGCGCCTCTCCCGCAAGAGTTATTGTTGTTGGGAAGCAAGCTGACTTTGTAAATGCGTTGGCTAGAGAAGCGCAATCTCGTAACGCTACAGATTTTGGTCCGTTGATTTCAAGTGAAGCACTCAATCGTGTTCGCTCAATGGTTGCTAATACAGAGTATTCGATTGGGGCTAGGGGCGCTGCGCCTACTGATGGGTACTACTTCCCGGCGACGGTGTTGATTGATGCTGTTGGGGAAGCGGTGGAGAAGGAAGTGTTCGGACCAGTTCTAACGGTTGAGCGAGTCGATACCGTTGATGATGCTATTGAGAAAGCCAACTCCATGCCGCAAGCATTGGGTTGTTCAATTCACACTTCAAGCCATACGTCAGCATTGACTTTGGCTCCGAAGATTAACGGTGGCGAGGTTTGGGTGAATTGCCACCTAGTTCAATCGCCCGAATTGCCGCACTCTGGAAGGGGATCTAGTGGGCAAGGGATTGACCTTTCAATGGATGCGCTACGCGACTTCACGCGTCCAAAGACCATCACATCACGGCTCTAGGAACGCCATAGTTTTAGACAATTACAACAGCCCAATGACTAACGACATTGTGGCTAACTTGTTCTACAAAGGGGCGCAAGCCTACAAAGACAAGGCGCTAGCAGACATAGTTTGGTTTGCCGAGTCTGCGCCTAACCAAGAGGCTGTAAACCACATGTGGGAAATGATCACGCATTTGATGAAATTGACTGTTACTCATAGGGGATCTGATGAGTCCTGAGCAAGCGAATGACATAAATGAGGCTTATTGGCTAGGCCAATCAGAGGGCTACAAGAAAGGGCGAGAGGCGGCGGCTAACTCGCTTACTGATCTTGCAAATCTAGTCGGTAGCCGTTACGTTAAATCTGAATGGCGTTACATGGATGATGGGCATACACAAGACGTTTTGGATATTTGGTTGAGCGCCCCTCATGCTGTGTCAATCGCGCGCGGCGAGTGGTGAATCAAGTACGCTTACCAAAACTATTTAGGAGTTAGAGGTCATGGCACGCAAGCGATCTTCGTTGCGGCTCACCCCAGAAGTGCATGCAAAGATAGTTGGGGCTCTACGCGACGGTAGTTATGTCGATACGGCTGCCGCTTACGCAGGAATTAGCCGACCAACTTTGTATCGTTGGCTAGATAAAGGCGATAACGCTGCCGCAAAGTTGGATAACAACGAAGAACTAACAGAAAACGACGAACTCTACCTAGCCTTCCGTGATGATGTTGAGGAGGCCAGGGCAATTGCAATGGTCCGTAACGTTCACTTCATTACAACGGCGGCGCAAACAACTTGGCAGGCTGCCGCTTGGTGGCTTGAGAGAAGCAACCCGCAAATGTGGGGACGACAAGTTAAAGCCGAGGTTAGCGGTCCCAACAATGGGCCTATTAACGTGCATGTTTCTAGCGACGAGTTGGAAATGCTAGTCAAGGAAATCTTGCAACAGGACGGGGAGCCGGAATCCGGCGACGATGCTTGACGAGATACTAAGGGCAACCCCGGAGCAACGCCGTAAGTTATTTGCTGCAGCGACCCCGGAGCAAAAGTTCGCGCTCCGTAAAATCTTGTCCGATAGGGCAAGCAATCCTTGGCTTCGTTTTGAGGACGATCCAGTATCTTTCGTTACTAAAGGTATTGGTGAGGACGTTTGGTCTAAGCAGATAGAGATTCTTGAAAGCGTCCGTGACAATAAGCGAACTGCGGTTCCGGCTTGTCACGCTCCGGGTAAATCGCATATTGCTGCTCGTATTGTGGCGTGGTGGATTACGTCGCATCCGATTGGTACAGCCCGTGTCGTTACTACCGCGTCGTCATACCGTCAGGTCAAGAACATCCTTTGGGCGCACATCCGTAGATTGCATGCCGCTCATGGCATGGTTGGGGAAGTGTTTACGGCGAATTGGCAAGTAGACGGGATTGTTGTTGCGGACGGGTTCTCCCCCGCTGATCATAATGAAACCGCGTTGCAGGGTATCCACGCTGAGCATTTATTGGTCGTGGTTGATGAGGCTGGCGGTATTAGCCAAACAATCGGAACCGCGCTTGAAGCACTAATGACTGGTGGGCATACACGCTTGCTTGTTTTGGGTAACCCTCCGACCGATAATCAAGGCTCTTGGTTTGAGCGTACATGCAATAGCGACCTCTACAACGTTATTCCAATCCCCGCTTTCGATACGCCCAACTTCACGGGCGAACATGTAGGTAAGTGGGGACACAACCTTGTAGATCATGAATGGGTTGATGAAGTTATTCGCGAGTTCGGGGAGGAATCGCCGTTTGTACAAGCCCGTGTGTTTGCTCGATTCCCGCGCAACACAACTAACGTTACGCTTCCGATTACTTGGCTAGAGAACGTTGTTACCGACGAGTACCAATTGGAAGGGGCTATTCGCCTAGGGGTTGATGTTGCTGCGGAAGGCGGCGACGAGTTTGTTGTAGCGCGTTTCGACGGCGACCTAGGGCGAGTAATGCACGCTTCCGCGTACTCGCGTACTGCGGTGGAAGTATCTGGAATTGTGCTAGAGCATATACATGAAGCAGAGAAAGACCAACAATCGCGTGGGATAGCGGAGCCAGTCCGCGTGAAAGTGGACAGTATCGGCTTGGGGTGGGGTGTTGTAGGCCTTTTGGAGGAATGGGGTAAAGAGGGACGCCACCATTCCACAATCGTTCCTGTGAACGTCGCAGAGAGAGCGCACGATAACAACAAGTTCGTGTCCCAAAAAGCCGAGATGTGGTGGACGATGCGGCAAATGATCCAACCTGATGAAACTGGCAGGGTTGGCATAATGCTAGACGTTGATCGCAAGACTGTAGCGCAATTGACTGGACCCACCTACAAGACTAATAGTTCGGGCAAAATTCAAATCGAATCTAAAGTCGATATGAAACGCCGAGGATTGAATAGCCCTGATCGCGCTGAGGCGTTATTGTTAGCGTTGTTTGAGCCGCCAGAAAAGACTATCCCTAATGTTGCTCCGTTGAGCATCACACAAACAAGCGGGTGGATATGACAACGACTTTGCTCACGGGTGCATCTGGTTTCGTCGGATCACATGTGTTACGCCATATCTTGGCGAACACAGACCATAAGGTCGTATGCCTTGTCTCATTCCGGCATCGTGGGATAACCGATCGAATCCGTTTGGCAATCGCAGGCTTAGACCCAACGTTCGCCCGAACTAAGGTACTCGTCCACGATTTGATCGCCCCAGTTTCGCCCGTACTTGCCGAAGAAATCGGCACCGTTGATTACATACTTAATGTGGCTAGCGAATCCCACGTTGATCGCTCAATCATCGAACCCGCTTCGTTCATCGTGAATAACGTGGCTTTGATGGTGAACATGTTGGATTACGCAAAGGACTACTTGCCGGAATTGCAATCATTCGTGCATGTTTCTACCGATGAGGTGTACGGTCCTGCTCCCCTTGGGCACGCTCATCGTGAATGGGTGGATGCTTACTATCCAAGCAATCCTTACTCCGCATCTAAAGCAGCGCAAGAGTCAATTGCTTACTCGTATTGGCGCACGTATGGAACCCTGCTCACAATCACTAACACAATGAACATTATTGGGGAAATGCAAGACCCTGAGAAGTTCGTACCAATGGTGATAAAGCGAGTGCTTTCCGATCAGATTGTCCCAATCCATGCGTCACCAAACGGGGAGATCGGGTCAAGGTTCTACCTACATGCAAGGAATCAAGCCGACGCATTGTTGTTCGCGCTAGACCAGCCTAATGTCAAGTATGGCGATTCGCTTGTGCCTAATAAGTGGCATGTTGTTGGAGAGCGCGAAGTGAATAATCTTGAAATGGCTGAGATGATCGCGTCGATTATCGGCAAACCGTTGCGTTACGAGTTGATTGACTTTCATTCATCACGCCCAGGACACGATTTGCGTTACGCCCTAGATGGGGAAAAGATCGCTACCGCAGGATGGACAGCACCATTGTCGCTAGAGGAGTCGTTAGAGCGCACTATCAAATGGACGCTCGCTCACCCCGAATGGTTATCCCTTTAAGACAACGGATCGACTAGTTCTACCAATCGGTAATGTTGCGGATCATTCTCAGACCACCCCAGGTTCATGTGAACTGTGGAGGACTGGTTTGAGACATTTACGAACCGCATAACATAAACCGTATTGTCGCGCAGGGTGTGAATCTTCTGCTTCGTGATATCACCACCAGCCTTAGCAGTATTACCGACCAGTTCGGAAGCGATAGGTGTTCCTCCTGTGACCGCGCTAGCAGCGGATAATGATGCCGCAGCGGTGTCGGGGAACTTCCTATTAAGGTTCCTTGGGGTGATGTAGTTGTACTGCGTCACCGTAGCGGGAGCCTCTAGTAGTGTCGCTTGGATCTCCCCCCGGTCGCTAGCGATGTAATAGAACTGAAACTCGACTTCAGCGTCGTTAGTGTCAATCGCAAAGTACACAGAAGCACCAGCCTCGACGGTGAAAAACTGATTCATCAAGTAGACGAGTCCACGCTTGGCTAGGCCATCAGGTTCAGTCGCTGCCTGTTGATATGTGCGCTTCTGCCAGTAGTTTGCCACGTTCCTATTCTACACGGCAATAACGCGCTTAGCGCCTGCCGCGTAATACACACTCTCTGGGGTAATGTCAGCAAAATTGCCTGTCATCACATCCAAGTAGGGCACGACTCTAGGGTTTCGTTTCTCCACGACCGCGCACGATTGGTAAATGTCTACCCGCATCACTTCCTCAATCGGAAGCCAAGAGTCATCTTCTAACGCAAGGTCGCGAGCAAGCATCATTATCATTTCTGGAACATATCCTTCATAAATGAGAATCCCGCCAGGGCGCAAAAAGGGCCAAGCATAAGGTTGCATCGTTGTTGTCGCGTCAATCACTACATCGAACCATTGTCCCTTGAGCGCATCTCGTACTTCGATACGGTTTTGCGTATCGCATCTGATAACGCCTAGTCCAGGGAGTTCGACAGCAACAGGATCAGAGTCCAATGCGATAACGCTTGAGCCTTCTGGGAGAGCGTTGCGCCATATTTCCACCACGCCACCGTTACCGATACCGATGAGTAGCAGAGCAATTGGGCGGGACGGTATGCTGCGGTCTAGTGCATGTATGGTTGCTTCATTCTGCACCGCAATGCAACCTGCGTGGTTTAAGAAGTGATCGCGGTAGCCCACGCCTCCCCCATCCCTTTTACATCGAATTGTTCTCGAACAATATCCCTGTTCCGCTTCGCTTCCGCAATACGCGTAGACGGGTCTAGGAGGGCCGTGGCGTGGTCGCGCCACTCGTCAGGGGTACTGGCTAGCCTCCCGACTCCTGCAGCCGCTAGAAGCCGATATTCCTTTGTAGGTGTGGCGATGAAAGGGATACCTGCTGCCGCATACTCAAGCCCTTTCAAATAACTCTTAGCCTCGTTAAACGCCCCCGGAGCGAGCGGCACTAGCCCCACATGGAAATTGTGCATCATTTTAGGCACATCGCTCACAAGTCGCATAGGCGCGGTATCCACGCGAGTTAGTCCCGCGCGCACAGCGAAATGCTTAGGATCACCGGGGATGTGCCCCGCGTGATGCACACGGATTCCGTGGTCCTTCACGAAACCCGGCAACCAGTCGCGGAGCATTTCGATATCGCCCGAACGCCACAACGTGCCACCCAACCACCCGAACTTAGGCAACTCAGGTTGTTTCACGGGAGTGAACCTGTCAGTCTCCACAACATTACGCACTAGACGCACATCACGGCATCGTCGCCCGTAAAAATCCGCAAGGAACGCTGTAGACACCGTAACAAAATCTGCTTGCCGTATCCCAATCTCATACCACATGCGGTTATTCGTGGGATTTGTGTGCGGGTTAGTTGCAGTGTAAGCAATGTTCTCTTGGTGCATATCAAAGTGGAAGTCGTCAATGTCAATTGCAACAGTCTCCCCCTTCGCTTGCATTACGTTAAATAGTTGGGGCACGCTGGCATGCATCATCAACTTAAAAACGCTAATGTCAAAACCGAATAATGCGCCGTCTTTGTATGCAACACCAATTCCCATTTGTTCATGGGGTTGTGGGCGACCTACTGTTACATCGAAACCAATTTCATTAAGCAATCGACCTGGCAAAACTTGCCGATAGTAGGCGCACCCATTTGGGGTAGGGGGGTTAGTTGTTTCGTTCCAATCTCCGCTAATGAAAGCAACGCTAGGCAGATTGTCCGACATAGACTTCCCCTACCGCATGTTGGCAAAAGCAACTACCCTTAGTCCATCTACAACGAGCATGCGCTTTTTCGGCTGCCTTGTAATTGCCTTCAGCATTTGCATTACCAGCGGTTTTACATTCCGAGCAAATCACAAATGCCCCTCTCAAAGTACGGCAATGTCGCACACGCGTTGACCACTTGTTGTTACAAAGGTGAGCATACCCGTCTCAGACACTTCACCTTGGGACGCACGCCACCAATCACTACCACCATCTAACGCCGGAGACTGCATCCATAGGCATCCACCCCAATCAGCCATTCGGAAATGATGGTAATGACCAGACACAAGAATGTCGGCATCCCCAATGGCTTGTCTTCCCGCTGCTTGTTTTTGCCACCATGTTCGTAGCCGCGATTCCGCGCTATCCCCACGATTAGCAACGTGACCATGCGTTATGCCGATAATCCACTCCCCGGCAGGGACAGTTGCCGTCAAATTATCTTTTGCAATTGCAAAGTTGATATGACCATAAGCATCTTGGTTTGCCGCCAAGATTTCGGACACTTGTTCGACAATAGCCAAATCGTCATTATCGTGCGTCCCCGTAAATGCCTTACCGCCATTGTTGCGATTCTCGCCATGGTTACCACCTACAGCCGCGACAGTAATGCTCTCAAAATGCTTAGCCCATTCCTGCAACGAATCAACAAGCAACCGCCGAGTGATCTTCACTTGATCCCTGCGGTCGATCTCCACTGCAAAAGTCTGGGATGGGTAATGGCCCATACAACCCTCTACGCTATCGCCAGTCCAAAGCACGTTGAGATGTGCAATGTCCCTGCCAATCTTCCTCAACTCTTTAACGCGAAGAACTACCGCATCCCTCGCGTCAATAACCCTTTGGATCGTTCCCTCAAGCCCGTCCCCGTCTGCTTTACCAATTTGCCAATCGGCAAGGACAACGTTAAGGAACGACGAGCCTTCGTACGTTTTCGACTTCGGCTTTTGCTTGAGCGCTTTTTCGATAAGAGGTTCAATATCGACAAAAGTATGCGATCTCTTAATGACCTTTGCTTTGTATTGCCTGTTCGTGAGCCCATCTTCACCGCCCCAAGAGTTGAACAAAACAGGTTCCACGATTTGGAATTGGTGCGGGTCCAATCCCCACATCACAAGGATGCTGTCCCAATTGGGATCTCCTTGCAAAGCATCCGTCGTTACGGTGCCTTCATTGCCCAACCATTCAACACCGGGAACCCACTTGCGCTTTTTAACTACAAGTTCGTTTGCTTCATTTATTGCCTTAGTGAACTCATCTTTAAGACTCAAAATCACTCCTGCTTGTTAGCAGCCTTACACCGGGGGCAAGTGATACGCCAAGGTGCCGTTACTTGTTCGGCTAGCAATTTGTTGCAACGCCAACAACGCGGCCTTTCCGTAGTCTTTGTTCCCTTTCCGTAAGCATCCATCAACGCTCCACAACGGTCATAAGAGACAACGTGAACAACGGCCTGTCGTTCTCATCAGTCCCGACCGCGTTAATGGACGAGTTTTGATTCACACGCAAAAATCTAACACCACTAATATCTTCATCAACAATAGTTGTTAGTGTGTCGCGAACATTTGCGACAAGAGTCCTAGCGGTAGGGTAATCGTTACGGCTAGCGCGCACAATTACTTGAACACTAGGCCTCTCTAACGTTTCATTGTTGTTGCGGAAAACCTCTAGCGGCGCGCTTCCGGCATACTCATACAAGCCTACGCACACATCAGGGCTAGTCGGCATCAACCCAATAAACAAGTTAGTGCCAACTGTGGCTACAGAGGCCGAGGTTAATCTATCCGCTAGCGCTTCAAGAAACATCATCGACCTCGCAAGTGATACAACACGCGCTCTTTTACGTTACGCACGAACTTGTCGCGATGCGCTAATGCGGGAATCTCCAAAAACTTGTACGTTTGTCCACCCTTATGCTTCATCCCAGTGCCCCAACGCCCTCCACTATTTGGGGGAACCTCATGCACAATTAGCGCGTAAGGCGCTGCAGCGCCACCGTAAGTCACTTCTACAAGGGTGTTGCCGCTAGTTGTCTTAGGATTTTCCACCTTGCCAGAAGCCCTTAGATTGCCAGTATCTACAGGCACAATCTTCTTAGATTCGTTAAGCACCGTATTTGCTTCGGTGTAAACGGCTTTCTCAAGGATAGGAGCCAACTTCTTCTCTCGCTGCAAAGCCGAAATCAACTTATCCATACCTTTAAGTTCAACAGAAACATTCATTGTCACCCGTCCCCAACATGGACGACAGTATGGTGCGCCCCATCTTCGTCATACGGCGTATCCACCGCAATAATGATCGGCTCCGTGCCGTCATCCAAACGCAATTTGTAATCCGTAGTAACAGGGAAGATGCCGTACAAGTAAAAACGACCAACCTCAACAACATCACGACCATCCGGGGATCGTCGCAACACAGTCTCACTCACATAATGGGCGCATGCCGACACGCTCGCAGACGCGGTGAATGATCGCTTCCCATACTTATCAATAGATGCCAAAGAAAAAAGAGTTACTGTTTGGGAGAATAGTTCGCGATAATTGCTTTCAATGCTCATGTTCGATTGTCCATTTGCCCGACAACAAAATCGCTACCCTCATCTTCAAGGTCACGCTTATCTGTGGGCAGCAACACGTTATCGTTGATCACTGGGGCTGCAGGATTACGACGGAACTGCTCTTGACGTAGATACTTGAGCAACGCTTCCCATTGAGCAACCCGCGCTCCTGACTTAATAGTAAGGGATAGGTCAGCAACCTTCTTCGATTCGTCAACAGCGCGTGACGCTTGAGCAATCAAAGTGGTAACGCAAGAGATAGCGGCAAGGTAAGGGTCGGTGTAAACACCCAGCAAGTAGTTAATTTCCTCATTGCTAAGTAGTTGATCTGCAGCGTCGGTGTCTTGGATGAGGAAACGCACTTCATCTAGTTTGGAGGCACCGGGATTGCCGGAGTAAGTGAATGTCATTTTTACCTCCCGCGTAAAGTCTACTAGTCAATACGCCAAGCGGGGCCACCCTTTGTGAGAGTGACCCCGCCTGCGCTATTTAGTTATGTGTTACTGGATCAACCAACGATGGTGTTCCAGAAGTAGCCAAGATCGGAAGCAACAACCTTGTTGTCGAACGCGATCTGCGACTCAATGCGGGTCGCGCGAAGCGACTCAAGACGGAACGAGGACGTACCAATGGTCGCGCCCATCCCGTCGCTAACGCCAGTCCACGCGAACGTGTAGCCAGCGGAAGGGGTGAGGAGGCCGGGGCTAGGAGCAACGTGCGCGAGCAGCGCCGTCTTGCCCGTGGTGAACGAGTAAGCGCCAGCAGCGCCCTCATTGTTCGTCGCCTTGACCGACTTTGACACAAGCACGCGCTCAATGTCGAACATGCGAGCGAGCATATCCTCAGTGATCGTCTGGCTGCTGGTGTACTTGATGCGATCAACCAGATCGGGGTGGTTCTTGAGCGAACGGAAAACGTCGTAGCCAAGAACAAGCGTGTTTGCCTCAAACCCGGTCTTAGACAGGATGCCAGCCTTGCCAGCCTCAATGTCCTCAATCGGATCGGAGTTGGTGTAGTCATCCCACTGGATGGTCTGGCCCGTGGTGGGCGACGCGGAAACGCCAGTAACGTCCTGCGACCAAACGCCCGTCGTGAGGAAGTCGCTAACAAACTGGTTCTCGCGACGAAGAAGCAGACGATGGGTCACAAACTCCGTGGCCTCGCGGTCCACATTGATCGGAGCGTCAGCGTTAGCGCGGGTCTGATCGCCAATGTCCTTGTGAATCGCGTACACATCGGCGTAGTAGGTCGCGGTCGAAATGTTGTAACCGCTACCAACCGACTCAGTACCGTCAGCGCGAACCTGGGCCTCGTCACGCAGCCAGTCATTCTTGTCGTACACAAAGTACTTGTCGCTCTGCTTGTCCACCGGGACAACCGGGAAAACCTTATCCGCAATGAAGTTCTCTGCACGCTGCAGATAAGCAACCGAGATATTGGTCAGGATTGCATCAACATGCACCTGACTTGACGTGGGCTGTGGCATTGTCTATCTCTCCTTAGAGTCCACGCGCAGCGTTAGCGCAGTCGATAACAGCGGTCGTAATAGCCCCTGCAGCAGCGTTCTCAATGAACGTGCCAACAGAGTAGGCCGCTGACGCGGTAGTACCGAACGCAAGCGTTACGGCAGTAGCGGAAGCCGAAGCGAAGAGAGGCGTTCCGAACGACGCGGACCCACCAGCCTTAATCTTCGTGCCGCCAACAATCGTGACCTCAGCAGCCTGACCAGAGGTCGGCGTGTTCTGAAGGACACCAATCGGACGATCGGTAGCCGCGCTCACAGCAACAACATCACCATTGCCATTATTGATCTTCACGAAGTGGAACTGCTTCGTAGAAAGATCCTCGCCAGCGGTGAAGGTGTGCTTGACCGCATAAGTAGAGAACTCGTAAGCCATTGGTTAGGCTCCCTTCTCGGTCAGGTACTCGTTGTAAAGTGCAGGGTTCTCAGTCGCAACAAGGGCCATAGCCTGCGCCTCCGTTGCTGCCTTACCCTCTGCCACCGCTGCCTTAGCGAGGGAAGTAATCTTTGCAATAGCGTCACCCGTGACAACGTAACCCTTGCCAACCTCGGTGAAGATATCCGCACTCTCGTTTTGCGCGTCAGCGGAAACAAGCGCTTCCTCAACTGACTTAGCAAGATCGGCGTCAATGAGCGAAAGGCGGCGAAGCGCGGGACCGATCTTCTCAGGCTCAAGCGCAAGATGCTTAAACATATCGCGAGCCTTAAGAATCGACTCCGAATCGGCACGATCGTCGCGCTCCTTAGCAAGCGCGTTCTCAGCCTCGGCCTTAGCCTTAGCAAGTTCCTCTAGCGCCTTACGAATTGGCTCTGGGGCTGACTTGGCAAGCGCGAGAACGTTGTCCTCCGCAGACTCCTCAACCTCGCCCATATCCGACTCGTCAGCATTCGACTCAAGTTCTGCAATGCGAGCCTGCAGTTCCTCAATACGAGCAAGTGCCATAGCAAGTTCCTCTTCGACCTGCTTAGCCTCAGGCTCGGTGTCGTATCCCTTGTCCTCGTCGGCGTTCTGCACGGGAGCGTCAGTCTCAACGGCCTCCGTAACGTCCTCCGGCATGCTCTCTCCTAACGGTTCGGGCAGAGCATTGAGAACGTCTGCCACATTTGCTGTATCAGATGCCTTAATGACAAGCCAACCCTCGTGCAAATGCGCCGGATGATCGACGCCAGACGTTTCCTCAATGATGAGGTCAGTCATTTTTGGGGCTTTGCGTGCCATTGCACCTCCTACATTCCTTTAATCATACTATGAAAATAACCCACGAAAACATTACTTCCTAGTCCTCTAGGAAGATCGTCCCGCGAGTCGTAGTAGAAACAATCCTATCCGCATCAAACACTACCGACGCGCTACTTTTAGGCGTCCCCAAACGCACCGCGATGTTGTCTTGATCCGAAACGGCAGTAACGCGAGCGTGGCGAATACGCCCGTCGTCCATTTGCACAGGCAAATGCGTTCCAGAGCGAATAATCTTAGCCATTACGCGTCCTCTTGGTTGATCTCAATGCCGTCACGTGACGCTTCTTCCGGCAAGTTTGCAAGCACCCTGTCAGAGAACCCGCCAATCGAATATCCACGCAACTCACCATTCACAATCTTTCGCCAAGGCTCCTCGTCCCAAATAACGCCAAGGAAAACAGTGCCAGTCGGGTAAGTAACAGAGCCGACAGCATTTCCGCTACCGTCCATCATGTTTACCTTCCACGGCTGCGGCATTGTCATAACCTCAACCCACTCGCCAGCGCGTACATCCCGATCATGCTGCAGATAGATCGTTCGATTACCGCTTTGCACCCACTTCCATACGGCTTGTTGCAACTCGTCCGCGTCAGTCCACTCCCCGTGCGCGTCCATAAAGTCCGGGACGTAAAGCGGCCCAAGAGTAAAACGCCTAGCAACCTCTTTACGCATGAAAGTCGGAGACGAAGCCTTAAACGTTACCGTTTCTGTGGATTTGTTAATCAAGTTCTCTGGGATGATCCATAGTTTGCAAGCGGCGTTAGCCTCAACGGGGAGGTCAAGAATCTCACAACCGCCGCCACCGTCGTAGAAAACACAGTTAGCGCAATTTATCCCTTTCTCCGCAAAAGGATTATCTTGCGCCGCCATGTAATGCGCCCCATTAGCGCCGTCGCTAGCATCCCAAGGACCGAAAACGTCAACAATCCACTCGTACGTTTCGTACATCATCTTTTGGCGAGGGTTGAGAGCAGACTCAGGGTCATACTCTTTGTTCTCCTCTTGCCGATCAAGACGTTCCGCAATTGTTTCAGTCCAACTAACCGCAGGATCGCCGCCCCACGCGTCCCAAGCAACACGACCAGCGGACGGGAAGTCCTCATCCCCAGCGTTCCAACCAGGCTTATTGCGGTTCACGCCATGCCGAGCAAGGAATGAGCGCATACGACGAATAGTGCGCTCGCTAACGTTATCGCCGCGTGCTAGTTGAGAAGCCCTAGCGCGACCAACGTCGGTGAAGTTCGCGCCAGCAAGACCCTCACCGATCCATTCAAGTGCGCGTTGCGCTGCCTCTTGAACGCCCTTTGGCGGCTTAAACGATTCCTCTTTAGACAGAGGCTCAATACGGGTAAGCGTGGACATCTTATGCCCGACTAGAGTTTCGGTAGCAGCCCAACCATCGGCAGTATTACGCCAAATGCGAATGAGAACAGCGGGATTGTCCGGCTCTGCGTTGATCGAAAACTCTGAGTCGGGAACGCCAAGCACTCCCTCATACATCACATGCTCTACTTGCCCTCTAGCCCTACCGCCGCTGGAGTTCCATGACACAAACGATCCCTCACGGATAGCCTCACGAAACGTGTGGATTTGGCGTAGACGTTCCTCCGCTTCCTCCATCGTGTCGTAACAACCAAAAGCGCGATCACCGTCTTCAGAGTAAACGCAGTATTGTCCTGCTTCTTGAAGAATAACCTTACTCACGTAATCGACCGGGATTTGTACGATCTTGCCATTACGCGCAACGATGATGTAACCGTCACCCATAACGGCAGCGGTACGCTCGGGTGCAGGCAAACCCCTAAGTTCGGCAAGACGATACGCTGCAAGAACGCCAGTAACGTCGTCGCGCTCTGCGACCATGCGCAGTTGATCGTCGGTAAGAGCGTTGATGCGCTCAAGCAAGTCCATAACTCCCCATTCTACTCATTAAGTAGTTCCGCTAACGCGGCATCAAGTTCCTCATCCGTCATCGCGCTAATGTCATCGGGGATTTCATCAACCAACAACAAGTCGCAACGGCAATTTGGGTGTGCTGGTGGTTCGTCAATCGGGAACGGCTCATTCAACGGGACACTAACGCCGCTCATTGGCTCACAAATATCGCAAGCGTCATCCTCTGCGATCCATTCCTTCTTAGCGTTAGGGCCAATCCAACCTCCTTCAACCCCTTGCGCCCAAGCCTCACGACGACCCTCACTATTGGCACGCATAATCTCCGTGCGCGCGATCGTCTTAGCGCGATAACGCACTACTTGGTCTTGGTATCTATCCGCTGCCGCACTAGCCCTATCCCACGCTTCACGATACGAGTAGCCAGCGTTGATTTTTTCATTAAACGCGCGCTCGTAAAAGTTGTTGACCCAATCCGATTGTTGACTAGTAAGCCCAATACCGTTACGAATCTCTCGCGCTACATCCCTAGGAGATAACTCTGTCAATTGCGCACGCGCTACAAGATCACGAACCATCTCACGTTGCGAATTAGTAATGTCACGGATCAACGATCCCGCTTCGTTACGCGCCCAATTCGCTGCTTCCTCACGCGTCCTATCAAAAGAGAAACTCAACTTCGCTTTTTGAATAGGTTGCAATTTCACGCGAGACCCGGCATCAAGCAACTCCGCAAGCAACTCTCGCTCTATCGCTTTTTGCGCGTCATACCAAGGATCGACAGGCATCATGTTCACCACGAAATCAACGGGACGATGAGCCACAGCATCAGTAAGCCTGTCACGCATACGCGTAACGTCACGCCTTACCTCTTGCATTGCCTTATCCACGATGCGAATGATCCGACGCTCGCTCTCCGTTACCTTGCCTTGAGGTTGCAGCGCTGGGCTTTTACGGCGCGCCTTAAACCTAAGCATTACACCAACGGTTCGCTGTCAGGTAGATCGCCAAGCGAACGCAAGTGGCCTTCCAACTGAGGGTCGGGCATGATCGCGCCAACCCCAACCAACTTGCTCACGTAATCCGCAACCTCACCAAGTTCCACACTACTCACCTGCCCGTATGTGAGTTGCGGCATCTTATCCATCCGCATCGCGTTAAGTTTCAACAAGCGCGGAATTGCGTACTGGTTCACGACCTCCGCGATTGTCTTAGCGATTGAATCGACAGCGAGAGTCCAAAGGTCAACCTTCGCGGTACCAAGAGCAAACGAGCCGACCCTATCGCTACCTAGCAGTAGGAAGTCCGACAACAAAGACATAGCAATACGCTGATCGTAACGTTGGATAACGGCCCCAGTATCGAACTGCCTCGCGCCGGATGCAGATAGCAATTGAAGATCGAAAATGCGATTGTTGTTCTCGTCATATGCCGCAGGAAAAATGATGCCCTCTTGCTCGTTCCTCTTCACGTTCTGCACGATGCTCGTTATTGCTTGCAGAACTGCCTTTTGTTGCGGGGTGGCGGTGTTCGACAGGTACTCAGGTGGCACATACGCCATTGGCAAGCCTGCGAGGTCCCGCTCAATGCCAATAGCCTCAATCTCCTCAATGCGCCGCTTGTAGAACCAAGGACGATAAGCGTTACGGAGTAGTGAATATCCCTCAGGGTTGTTCCGATTCGTAGTCGTCCTAAACAGTAATGCTTTCTCAATTGGGATGCGATGCAACCCGCCAACAGCGGGATCAATCTGGATCATCCCCTGGATGCCACCACGCTCATCAAGCATCCACTCTTGCAACGTCTCCTGCGCACGCACAGGCCACTTACGCCAACCAATGCGATTGTCCATGAAACGAGACGAAGTACGAGAGTCCTCAGTAGGGCCACGGCGAATCTTGTAAACAACCTCGTGGAAAGACCAACCGTACACAAGCATCGACAAAATGTTTTGCAACGTGGCATCCCACGAATCGCTCATATCGTCAAGGCACTCTTGAACGAACGTCGTAGTGCGCTCGTCCTCCCCCTCAACCTTCCACTCTAGGCGAGTGATGACCTTGTCGATCGCGTAAAGCATCGCGCCAATAACGGGATCGTTGTCCCGCATCTCACGATAGACCTTAAAGCCTTTAACGCCTTGAAGGTTAGGGAGGAACTCCTCATTGATTGTGCCACCCGAACGGCGCAGACCACTAGAGCCGATCTCTAGGAAAGCAGAACTGCGGTCATCTTCGTGCATCAGCCTGCATCCTTTGTCCGGTTAGGTAAATTGCTTGAGCCTCCGTGAACCCTGCCTGCTGCAACGCGCTATACAACTCATGCACCGTTATCGCGTACACGGCGAGCGGGGTCATCACGCCATTATTCTATCGCCACCATCGCCCCTGTAAAGCAAATTGATATTCCTACCGTTCAACCAAACCTTGCCGCCACACACGCCCTCAAAGAAAGACTTCTTCGGGTTCACAAATTGCTCGCACTCTTTCTTCACATCGCACTTCCGGCAATAGTCCAGCGCGTATCTAGCGAGCACCCCACCAGTTGCATCGAATAACGATGGGTCAGCTTCTATACACGCCGCGCCTCGCATAAGCACGGGCAAAAGGTTTCTCGCGGGTGGCTCAATCTTGCGACCTACCATGTGACCCCTCTCAGTCGCGACGAGTGTTCCACCTACTGCATCAAAGCGGACGCTGACACGCCGGGGATACGCAAATGCTGCTCCACAAGGAAATGCACTAACGCTCTCTCAATAATGTCCGATGCTTCTTGCAATTGTGGGTTGCTCAACTCGCTCACACGCGCAACATAACCGTCCAAGCAAGCGGAAAGTTCCGCAATCACAAGTCCTCATCCTCATCCTCAAGGTCTTCCTCATCGACATAGTTCATCTCATAAGGAGCAGCCTCAAGCATCCCGTTAATCTTCCAATACGGCATGTTAGTGGCAGCGAAAGCGGCAAGGTCTTGCGTGCCCTCAGTATCAACAAACTCCGCGACAACAACCCAACCAGTAACAATAGCCGGGTTCTCGTAAGTCTCACGCAAATACTCAAGAATGGCGGCGTTGACTACGTCCTCACCAGAAATGGAGTCAGCCATATTGCCTCCAATGCGCTCAGCCCAATTGTACGGCTTGCGCTTGTTACTACGGTTCCCCTTCATAGCAAGTGTCCCTGCTCGATAACGCTAGACATTGGGGTCCCTTTTTTTATGTGTCTCAGTTGTCACGGGTGGTGAGGGAGGAGAGGAGGGGCGCCAATCCTCCCCCACCCGTAGGGAACGCGCGCTCAACCTACGTTTCTGAGGGTGCTGCACTCTTTACGCCTATGCCTGCGTAGGGTGGCGATTGAGATTGATGCACCGTATTCTTCTAGCGCGCGCACGATCATTGTTGCTGTAACACGAGCGTTATCTAATGCTTCGTTGAGTGCGTTAACATCCTCTTTGTTAAGTGATGGGATGAGTTCGCATACCTGGCAATATGGACCGCCGTGCCTAGGGGCTTGCGAGGATAGTGCTTCGGCAAGGCTAGGCATCCGTCTTCCCGAATACCCGTCGCAGCCTCTGTGATAGCCGTGGGCGCGTGTTCATCGCAGCCTCGGTATCTACCGCCTTCTGGTCAGGAGCGGCAGCGAGAGCAGCCATGATCCTCTTTACCCTGCGACGCTCGTCGGCAAGATCAAGGCCGTCAATGTCATTCTTCCTGCCATACGTTACGAACTTGCCGTTGCCGTCAATGAGCCCATTCGTCCAGTCAAGATGCCGGAGCAACCCAGGCTTAGGGGTAAGGCCATACTTGAGCATGATCGCAGCCGTACCGCGACGCAGGCTATTCAACTGCGCTTGCTTCTTTGCTCCTGTCCAACGCTCACCGTAGGTGTGATCGGTTTCAATCCCTAGGCTTACTGCATTCATCCCATCAACAGGAACACCCCAAGTGTTACCGCGCTTGGCGGGGTCGTTACCGCCAGTACCCGCATGGTTGGACAACCCGGCGGCGATCAAATGCCAAGTGCCGGAGGCATGTTTCTCGTTGCAGCCGGAGCAAACCCAAATCGCGCCTGCGGGAGCAATCTCCATGTATTTCATCCACTCCAACGCTCCCGGCGAATCCCCGCTCGGAGAGGCGTCGTGATGCCAGAGAATGAACTTGAAGTCACGGTATCCCTGCCCATTAAAGCCGACAGTCTTCCAAGTGCGACCCGCATAAGGGCCACGATTGTAACTCTCTTGGATTACTGGAACATCAGCCGCCTTGAGAATCTTGGCGAGGTCTTTTAGCCACACGCTTGACATTGCTTGTCCCCTCCTTCAACACACTTTGGATAACAACTTCCAGCGCATCTAGTTTCCCTTGCATCGTGCGCTGCTCAAACTCAATCCGATTGATCTTATCGGTGAGGCTACTGCCGCCATTAGGGAACAATTGGTGTTCGACACGCGACAACCGATCGCTAATAGTTCTACCCTCGCTGTCCACGCCTAGAGCGTCATCAATCCTGCGAGCAATCTTGTAAACCCTAAAAGTAAAAACGGAGATTGTCGTTATTGCCAGAAAGAGCGCCGCAACGCCAACGATTTGCTCGGGAATATTCATAACACTCTCCGTTATTAAGTTGTGCTTACTCTGGCTTCACAAGGCTAGCGGTTCCATTCTTGCGAATCTCCGCAGTAACAATTGACGAAGCGTAGGAAAGTATTACTGCGCCTAGCGCAACCCCAAGAACCTTTGCCCAATCAACAGCAAAAGCATCCAATGCGCCAGCGACACCAAGGGCAAGTATTACCTGGGCAAAAGTTTTGATAGCACGCTCTGTCGCATCCAACCAAAAAACTTTAGACCACATTGCTTTCCTCCATGTATTCGCTAGCGTCCAAAGAATCACTACTAGTTGTAACAGTTACTCGTTGCGGGAAAAGCCTTGCATCCTCATACGCTGCGCCACCGATGTATGCGGCGACTACCGCGCCGATAAGACCAAACCCCGAAAGCGCTAATGTTTGAGCGAGGCTAGTGTCATCCCATCGAATTGCAACATAGATGATGATTGCTGCCCCGAAAATCATTGAGCCGAAAACTGCGCGACGCCTCAACTTCCACGACGGTTTCGTTGTTGCCATTTGCACCCCATGCGTGTCGTATGAGCATTCACTCGGCTTCCCATAGGATACAGGACATGCCTAACAATCGGCGTAAGCCAATGGAAGTCGTGAATAACGACACTCCAACACTTGCCGACCATTACCCGTTTCGGCATCCGCTAGATACAGGGGACAAGGGTTTCCTAGTGCTTTGGGTTCAATCTCGGCTAGCAACGCTAGGTTTCTACAAAGGGGATTTGGACGGTAGGTACGATAGAGAAATGTCCTTATCTGTAAGGGCATTTCAAGCGTCCGCGAACCTAAAGGTGACAGGCGTAGTTGATCGTAAAACGTGGGACGCTCTATGACCATCGGAGTTGTTAGCGTTGCGTATGGTGAAAAGTACCGGGCGTTCGTGCCGCGTTGGATGCGTGCGATAACCGCGCTAGAAACAAAACCCGACAAGGTGTTGATCATTACTGACGATGTGCGAGATTGCATTGATCAACTAGGGGATGTTCACCTTGACTCTGTCGTTTTCAAGCAAGCGCACAGGACTTTCACCCGCCACCCCCAATACCTTGTCAATGAAGCAATCCAAGATGTGAGAACGGATTGGATTTGCAAAATGGATATTGACGATTTGATCTACCCGCATGCGTTAAACAATCTTGATCGTTGCGATGCCGATGTTTACATGTTCGGGATTAGTTACATGGGGCAATGGCTTCCCGCGCGACCCGTCAATGCATACACAATCTTGACCACGATGCATAACCTTGTGTTCTCTTGCTCCCCGTTTAGACGTTGGGTTTGGGAAAAGTCACCATACAAAGACATTCTTTGCGAGGACTGGGCTTTTTGGGTTGACGCGGCACGCAACAATGCCAAGTTCCAGCCGTCTTCGACCATAGACTACGAGTACGTGCAACATGGGGACAACATTAGTTTGGACGCAGACTTTGTTGCTTACGAAAGATTAGTGAGGGATTCATATGATCGTAGGGGTAACGGGCGGTAATGGCTTCATCGGGAGTTGGGTTCTAAAAAGCCTTTTAAACAGAGGACATAACGCCCTTGTGTTCGATCACAAGAACAAGCCCGCCGTCATGTTGGGTGATATTCGTGACGAGACAGCGGTACATGAGTTCGCAGCGCACGTTGATGGGATTATCCATCTTGCCGCAGTCCTAGGAACCGCAGAAACAATCGACTCCCCGCTTCCCGCCGCGCACACAAACATTATTGGGACGTTGAATGTTTTCGAGGCCGCGTCCCGTTACAACTTGCCAGTTGTTTTCGCTGCTGTAGGCAATAGCGGCATTGGTCGTGGAACGTACTGCATCACTAAGGCATGTGGCGAGGAGTTCGTTCACATGTACCGTGAGGATCGCGGTCTTAAAGTTACTGCCGTTAGGCCAATGAACGCTTATGGCCCAGGGCAATCCGCTCCCACCCCATTCGGGCCAAGCAAGGTGAGAAAGATCGTCCCATCTTTTGTTTGCTCTGCTTTGTCAGGAATCCCGATGCCTTTGTATGGCGGGGGAGAGCAAGTATCAGACGCCGTGTTCGTTGCAGATGTAGCCAAAACATTCGTTATCGCGCTAGAGGAAGCGGCTAGGGGGAACGTGCCCGACTTCCCAATTGACGTAGGTAGCGTTAAGCCGAGCCGCGTAATTGACGTTGCTAACACTATTGCTAAGCATGTACCTGGCGCGACAATTGAATCCTTGCCGATGAGGGCTGGTGAGCCTTTTGGGGGGCCGTTGGATAGCCCGGACACAATATCCCCAATAGTGGATTCTGTATTGGCTGCGGCCCCGACATTGCCGCGAACAAGGGTCAATAGGGTTGTTAAGCAACTTGGCACGGCGGTGTACGCGGATACATCAATGCTCAAGTTCTTGGGAATTGACCCTAATGATTTCACTCCGCTTGATGGAGGCATTGAGATGACTATTGACTGGTTTCGCAAGAATGAGGGTGCAACGTGGCGATCCCCCAAATAATTCATAGGGCTTGGTTCGGTCCAAGAGAGATGCCGCAGCAATATGTTGAGTACGATAGACGTTGGAAGGAACTCAACCCTAATTGGCAAGTGATCGAATGGGGTTATGACAATCGACCACCACTCATTAACGAGTCCTTGTTTGTTAATTGCGGTACAGAGTGGACGCCAATTGCTGGGGCAGCAAAAAGCACAAGCATTATTCAAGTAGCGCAAGCGGACTTGCTTGGATACGAACTACTTTATCGTTACGGCGGTTTGTATGTGAATACCGATATGGAACCGTTGCGCCCAATCCCTGACGAGTTCACGCAGATGGATATTTTGCTTGCGAATGAGATTGACGATTGGCTGATCTCTAACGCTTGGATGATGAGCGCCCCCGAACAGCCCCTTATCCGCGCGGTAATTGACGCGATCCCCGGCAACATCGCTAAAGAGACACGTTCGATTGACTGGCAAACCGGACCAAAATTGTTGACGCGGATCAAAGAGGAACAGTACCCGGATACGCCTGTGCTGCCTGCCCGGTTCTGTAATCCGTGGACGGATACGCCGTGGGGCGAACCGCACCCCGACTCTATTTGCGCGCATCATTGGGGGCATAAGCACCCCGATCATTTACTGTGGGGCTGACGGCCCATTACCTACCGGGCGACGATCCCAACGGATACGAATGTGCGGGTTCTGGTACTGGTTCGCAGGCCAGATACCTAACGACTTACCTTCCCGCCACAACAGATACGGCAGGCTTACTTGATCCTGGCAGCCCCACGCGTACTGCTCCCCTAGCCACGCGTCCCCGAACGCTATTGCTTCCGGGGTGAACCGCCAGCCGATCATTCCGCACGCGAACAACCCCCAACCATTAGGCATCCCATCCGCTTCATACTCCGCCACCTGGCCCCGCAAGTCATACCGTGAGTATTTAGGCCAGTCCCAGCAAACCGCAGCCTCATCCCGATAACAGGTGCGTCCTTCGGGGTGCGACCAGACCACGAGATCGTTCGCCGTCAGTTGCGGTTCCACCCATGCCCGAAGGTTAGGAGATGTCACTTCGATGGAAGCGTCCAGGAAGATTGCGGCATCGCAATCCGTGAACCGCCACGGCTGCATCTTCGCAGTCTTACCGTCCAGTCGCGGGTCATCCGTGCCCGACTGCACTACCGTCCGCCAGCCCTCAGGAACATCCCCCGCGTTATCGGTTACGCAAACGGCGTCATCGAAATCAGGAGGCGGTGAGGAGAGTGGATCGTACGCCCCGAACAGGGTGGTTACTACGGCGATACGCATGACCAGATCATACGGTTACGAACCCTCACAGGTAAGCATAGACATACGCGGTCAGGAGGGTGGCGGCTGCCAATCGTAGTTTTCGTCGAGCGTCCAGCCGTCGCCAGGGCACGGGGTCACGAATACATCGGCTTCCGCATAGTATTGGAAACCCGGACCAGCGTACTGCTTGCGGAACGAGCCGTGATACGAAGTCTGAATCCACTGTCCAGGCAAACCGAGGGATGCGATGAATCGCTGACCTAGCGGTTCGGAGTGATCAGGTGCGGGGTCTGGAGCCTCCGCATTAGAGATAACGATGACTTGTAGGACATAGCCGTCCTGGTCTATTTCTGCGAAGTGTGCCATTAGGGTGCATACCTCACGATCACAACACCGCTGCCGCCGCTAGCACCTTGGCCTGAGCCGACACCGTTATGGAACGTGCCCCCGCCACCACCACCACCTGTATTGGCAGTACCCGCAGTTCCGCTTCCGGTGTTTCCTGTACCACCAGCGCCGCCACCGCCAGTTGCCGTGCCCCCACCGTCTCTTGCTCCACCGCCACCGCCACCCGCACGGGTGACAGATGTTCCTGTAATGGAAGAAGCGGTCCCAGTGCCTCCGGCTCCCGCCGTGTAAGTGTCCGTGGAGTTACCTCCGGCCCCCGTAGCGCCACCGCCACCGGACCCGGCATATCCGGTAGAGGGGGCGGTACCACTACCGCCATTGGCTCCGGTGACTCCAACTCCACCACTTTCCGTGCCGGGGCTGTTTAGGCATCCCCCCGACCCTCCACCGGAACCGCCGCCAGTACCGGGGAAAAGGATGACATCTGCGTCGCTGCTCTTGCGCCGTCCGCCACCGCCACCGCCAGCCGCCGTGATAATCCCAAACGTCGAGTCACTACCGCGAGAGCCACGGGAATCGGTAACGTTCGCTCCACCCGCCCCGACGGTCACGGTGTAGACACCCGGATTTAGATAAATGCTGGCAGTCAGGTGCCCCCCGGCCCCTCCACCGCCACCCCCGATCGCACCGCCACCGCCACCACCAGCGACAACGAGATACTCCACCAGTCCACCGTTAACCACCGACAAACTCGCACTACTGGTGAACGAGTGAATACGAAACCCGGCTGAAGCGGAGACAGTCCCGCCAGTAGCGAACGCAGTATTCGTCGCTCCTCGCGAAACTTTCTGCCGACCCCTGCCCCGCAACCCTGACTGCTTAGCAGACTTCATCGACATTAGGTGATCTCCGCAATGGCCGCCGCAAACGTGCATGTGCTTGCTGAAGATGCGACACGGATGAATCGCGTATTGCCCAAGGCGTAAGGCCCGAAAGAGAGAGTCTCAGCGCCACTCACCACGACCTCCTCCAGCAAGAACTGGCCTGATGCTGGTGCGCTCGCGGAGTTCGCAACACCTAGGTTCACTGTGACCGCTGACGCCGACTCGTTAGCGATAATGATGTTAGAAATGATCGCTGTCGTGCTGGCGCTCGTACTGTAAAGCGTCGCATATGTTCCGATTGAAGCGGTGCCCTGCACCATTGCGTCTTTGTATGCCGTGGGCATGGGTCACACTCCTGCGAGAAATAGTGGGTCGATTGCGGAACCGCCTCCAGCGGCAGCGGCCCATTTAATGCCAGCGGACTGAGTGGAGTCTGCGGTCAAAACGAAGTTATTGGTTCCCCTGGGGAGGACGCTGACTGCCGATCCGGTGGAAGTGATGAGGCTTCCCTGACTGGCACTAACAAGTGAACCGGAAAGGAAGTCGGCTGTGGACGGCAACTCGACGCCGACACCTTCCCACGCCGATGCTGACGCGTTCCACACCTTAATGGTTCGTACTGCCACCTTAACCTCCGCGATGAGTCGCTGTTATCTGATTCTAGTGGATGCGCGGCACGCCTGCGGATAACGCTTTTAACTCTTACTTTCACGACATGCACATCAGCCCCGCGCAAGGCGGGGCCGATGGCGGTGCGAACGGCTACCGGCAGCGGCTCGC